TGTTTTTATCCAAGGTTTTTTTGAAAAAGCTTGTTCTGTATAATTGTTTTTATCCAAGGTTTTTTTGAAAAAGCTTGTTCTGTATAATTGTTTTTATCCAAGGTTTTTTTGAAAAAGCTTGTTCTGTATAATTGTTTTTATCCAAGGTTTTTTTGAAAAAGCTTGTTATCCAAGGTTTTTTCTAAAAAGCTTGTTCTGTATAATTGTTTTTATCCAAGGTTTTTTCTAAAAAGCTTGTATTGAGATAATATAACTATGATTTTTTTTTTTGAGACCTTTTATATGATATATAGTTACATCTTTCGAATTTATATGATAAAAGAAATTGTTAAAATCAAAATTATTAGGAACTAAAATTAAACAACATTTAAATTTCTTTTCTCGAATCAAATTATTTAAAATACATACTATATTAATGTTATTAAATCCTAATCTCATTGATTTTTTCCCATAATACGATGATCCACCCCATGGTAAATCCAATATAATAATATCTTGGTTAAGCTTGAAAAGCATTTCCATGGAGTCTTCATTATATATTTTATATTTCTTTTCATCAAAACCATACACGTCAAAATTATGTTTTATTATATTTGCATGATTGGGATTTATTTCTACTATATTAAGCATTTTACATTTTTCCGCCAAATGAAGACTTATACCTCCTAAGCCTCCATTTCCGTCTGTAATAATCATTTTTTTTAATTTGGCTTTTCCATAGATTTCATCTAATATTTTAACAAAAGCTTCTCCAATCGGAATTAATGCAACGGAATAAAGACCAATTTTAGTCATTTTTAGTTTTTTTATATCTTCATTGGATTGTACATTACCAATTAATGGAAATTTAGTTTTAAATTTGTAGGGAGCATTATTGAATTTGACATTTTGATAATTAAGTTCTGGTTTAAACTGAATTACTTTCAAAGGTTTATTTAAGAAACAAGATTTATTCCACATATAATAAAATCTAAGAAAATATTATAAAATGAGTAAAAAATACTGCAGAACCCAATACACACTTGGAGGATCTCAACCTTATGTCCTCACCGCGCAATGGCCACATGCGTTTACGCCAAAACAAACTTATTGGAAACCAGATTATAGTCTCCAAGGAGTAAAAGGATACAATGATGTAGAAAAGTATCATCCTGTTGGATATATTCCCACAGGTGGTCGTTTCACTCCAGTACCATGTGATAAGCGGGAACTAAATGAATTTAAGATTCAATAATTATATTATATAAATATATATAATGTCGTTAACAAAACAAAATATTGATGCAATGAATGAATTACTTAAAAGACGGCCACTGACTGCTTCTATAAGAAACGGTCAATCTAAACATATCAAAGGAAATTTAACTAATAAAAACACAGCTATATTATGGCTGGAATCAATTAAATTAACTGCAAAAAGTAAAAACAGAAAAGGTCAAGAAAAAATAAATTATAATGCAATTGTTGCTCAAGCAAATAAAATGTTAGGTAAATTACGTAATGCAACGCCTGCTACAGCAGCGGCTAATCGAAATGTAAATGAAACATTGGATAATGCAGCGGCCGCGAATTCATCTCATGGTGGTCCCGCTGCAGCTGCGGCAAATAAGGGTGCATTTAGTAGAAGAAAAAATAATAGAAACACTGGTGCAAACTATAATAACGTTTCAACAGCCGCTAATTCATCTCATGGTGGTCCAGCTCGTAAAACTAATACAAAACCGTTGAAAGTTGTTTTTTTTGATTTAGATGAAACATTGGTGTTCAAATGTGGAAGTCATAAAGGTTTGGGTAAATATGTTTATCTTGGTGAATATTCAAGGAGTAATACTAATGAAACCGATACAGTTGGTATATATACAACTAAAGCTATAATCAAGATGTTGAAAACTATTAATAAAAATAAAAATTGTATGTGGTTTATCGTATCTCATGGTAGTAATATACAATTCCTTGATTTTTTCGAGACACAAGGTGTTAATAAACCGAATGGCATGAGATTTTTAGAAAAAAAAATCCCAAAATCAACTCAAGTAATAAATATTTTGAATGGTTTAACTAATCCAGTATATTCAAATATAAAAGCAGTTTTTGTTGGTGATAGTCATGGAAATGGTGGGGCAAATAAGGAAGCTGCGAATGGAGCAGGAATACCATTAATCAAAGTAACTAATGGAACGGTTCAATGTGATATGGGTGGATTTACATTCCCATCAACAGTTATGACAGATGAAAATGTTGAAGAAGTCATGAATTTCATAAATACTTAAAGAAATAAACACCATTATAATACATAAAAAATGGATCAAATGGGATCTTTAGATGAATTTATCGAGCAAGTCTTCGATAGTTCCGTCAAACCCAAAAATAGTATTGCATTATCCTTGGATATTAGTCATTTACCGGCTGGGACAGATGCTAATGATTTTATTTTTAAGCAACTTCTCCAGATATTTATTGGAGGGTGTAAGCTTCGTTATGGAGACAATATTCTCTTAGAACATATGAATGGGGCGCGTTTAGAGAAAATGCAGGATTATTTCGCCAGTTTTGGATTTAAACTTTATGTTGATTCTGAGCCTGAAACGGATGAACCGCGTTACAAAACAGAAGATAAGGAAAATCTCAAGGATTATTACCTTAAAATCAATCGAAATAATGTAAATTATTATATTTATTTTGATTATTTAGAATAAATATCTTTTATATGAAAATATAAATATTTACACCCATGGAAATTTAAAATGGAACAAAAATTTTTATATAAAAGTAAAGATTAATCCAAATATGAAACATACAAATCTAATTTGTTATTATGGAAATATCACTATTACAAATTGCTCAATGGAATATGTTAAATGTGAATTTATTAGAAATGGTTATATCAATAAATTGTCTTCAAATGTAGATATAAAAATTGTTGGTGGTGGTACAGGCAGAGCGCTACCGACCGGTACAGTGTATATTGATAAAAACACAGTAGTTGAAAACGAAGATATTTATGGTATTGGAAAAGTTATTCTGAAAGAATAAATCTTATTTTATATTAAGTACTATGATTAGAAGAAAAAGAAGATCTAATAAATATTTAATTGATATTTATACTCGTTTTATTACACATCGAATGCGAGATAATGTTGTAAAAGAGCTATTTAGTCTCCATGATAGTAATTCACCTACAATTGAAGAAAATCTTTCTATTAAAAGTCCCGTTCAATTCCAGTTTTCACAAGAACTCCTTAATAATTATAAATCCTTTTATTTAAATAAAAATGTTCAATTAAACAGAGAAAACCTCCTAATTAATGGAAAAACTCTTAAAGAAGTAGGATCACTCAAGAGTGGAACTTATGGTCAATTGACAGTATTTGAGCGAAATATAGTTTTAAAAGAATTTGAGACTACAAGTAATTTTGTAGAAGAAATAATGATAAGTCATCTCATTAATTCCAATAAACTACCCAATACCATACCAATTCTACCCATTTTGAATAAAGATCATGCATTGATAATGCCTCAAGTTCAAAGTGATTTAGAAAATTTTTATCAATTAATGACTAGTTCAGCTGAAACTGTTCAAAGTATGGATAAAACTACATTTGATATAATTCATTGTGTTTTAGATTGTTTAGTGAAATATTCCAAGAAAAGTCTCTATTACACTGATTTAAAATTAGCAAATTTGCTTGTACTTCTTACTTCAGCTAATGAATTTAGAGTTATCTTTGGTGATATAGGTTCATTTGTTTATCTCAAGAAAGATTGGAAAGGTTTTGGCTCTGATGTTGCTACTTATCCTCCTCCCAATAGCCAACTTAATAAAAATGTAATGTCATTAGGACATATATTACCAAATAGACGAAAAAATATCGATAAAGACTTATTAAAGAAGCTAGAAGACCATGGATATATGTCCAAGACAATGACATGGATATTTGGTGCATTCATTGTTAATTTGTTTTATATATTGATGCATCGGAAATCAAGAAGAAGATATAATAGTTTTTTCTTGTATGGTAATATTATCCATTCAACAAAAAAAGAAGTAGAAGATAAAGTTAAAATCGAACTCACAAAATATCAAAAGTTTTTCCAAGATCATAAATGTAAATATCTATTATCAATTGTTAATGTTCTTCCAAAAATATTAAGATATAATAATTCCGAAAGAATTGGTTTGGATGAAATATTTATTTAGATTTTCAATATTCTAATAGAACTTCGTCATCTATCTCACAATTCTGAAATTTCAAATTGGTATTTTCATTTTCTGTTCCAAGCTCTTTTGGACTAATTATTGTCCAATCAGTCTTAATTGGAAGTAATCCAAGTTGAGTCTCCATATAAGCCACTAAAGCTGAACACCAGAAGGTTTTCTTTCGTTTAACACTGCCAACTTGCCAATGAAAAAGTGCCTTAATCCAATCTGTAAGAATCAAATCATAAGGTCTATTATGGACAACTGATTGTGCCTGATCTAATTTTTCATAAAAACTTGCATCTCTTGTACATCTTATTTTTCTATAATAGAGTTTATTTTCTTGATTAATCTCTAAAATCTTTTTAAGAGGCACTAATTCTACTCCTATTTTGATTTCGTCGTCTTCGGAGTCCTTGAACATTTCCCAATTAGACTCAAGCATAAAATATCCTTTTAGATCAGGTCTCCAAGAAGGATCTTTTATGATTATGGCACTATGAGTATATTTACTCCATGTAAGAAAGCCGATGACAGCGTCCATCGTGTCAAATAAGAGGTCAGACCAATGTTTGACCTCATAATGATGTTGAAATAATAAAATATCACCTGATTGGAAATCATATTTCTCGACTAATTGTTCAAACCAATCTTTATTGTCACTTTCAATATTGTCTATATCAGTCATTTTATATTACTTATTTGGAAAAAAGCTTAAAGATATAAATTATTAAATCATTATATGGACATACAGAAATTTAATATAAATACAATTGAAAAAGGATGTAATATTTGCGTCATTGGAAAAAGAGCGACAGGAAAAACCAAACTGGTACACGATATATTATATAATATACAAGGATTTAGTTATGGTATAGCATTTGATCCATGCGGGGGAAGTTATCCTATGATTCCTAATCATTTTAAGTGGAAAGAATATCATACAGATGCACTTAGATCATTCAATGATTATTCTAAAAAATATATTAAAAATGAAGGATTCGCTATTTTTAATCAATGTTTTATGGAAGATCCAAATAAATATAATAATGTTAGATGGACTGTAATGAATGGTCGATGTGTAAGAAATACTAATATATTTGTGGAACAATATTCAAATTTTAGACTAGCAATTAGAACTAATATGGATTATATTTTTTTATTTAGAGAACATAATGTGAATAATATACAAAAATTATACGAACATTATGGTTGTATGATTTCAAGTTTCGAAAAATTCCGTTTAATATTTGAAGCAGTAACTAAGAATTATGGATGTATGGTGATAGATAATAGATATGATGGTGGTGTTTATTGGTATAAAGCCGAATTACATCCCGATTTTAAGAAATATAATTTCCCTAAATTCACTATGCCCAAACCATGCAAAAATCTGGAAGAACTCAAAAAGAAAATTGGAGAAAATTGTCCTATCTGCCTAGAAGAAATGGCAAATATAAATAATATGTTGATAACAAAATGCTTACATGCTTTTCATCAATCTTGTTATAGTGGATACAAAGATAAGCATAAATGTCCATATTGTAGGTCTGTAACCGGATTATAATTTTATTTTCCGAAGAAATCGCCCGTATTTTTTTTCTAAATATAATTATAGTATAATGTCGAGATTTTCACCGATTCAATATTCTCAGGATACAGACGGAAAGTTGCTACCGTCAGGTACATCTGAGAATATAGATTTAAATAACCATTACATTATTGAAAAGTCTGAACTTGAAGACTTTAGGAAGGATTATCAGGAAAAAAAGGAATTAATTGGAGAATTAATTGCTAAGATAGATAATTTAATGAGAGAGAATACTGATCTCAGAAATAAAATTGATAATCTTAAATATAATCCTAGGAAAAAATTATCGAAAGAAGAAAAGGGTTTTGTAGTCAAGATGATGCAATGTGACTGGTAATTCCCTTTTTAAGCGGAGCCTTTGGCTCCTAAAAAGGGAAAACCAAAAAACACAGATAAAAAAACACAGATAAAAAAATACAGATAAAAAATATATTTTCAAAAAATAGTAATAATTCTAAAAATTTATATATATAATTTTCAATATATATAAATTATTTTTACGTAAATTTTTAGTCTCTTTTATCTAAAAAGAGCATATATTAAAATGGCCAACCTCAATGAAGCTTTTAAGACTTTTGATTATTTCTCAGCTAAAATAGCAATGGAACCTAGAAAAGTAGTTTACATGACCAGTTATGATACTACTTGTCCTACTTGTGGTGATCCCGGATATGCAGCTACAAATGATGGTGGTTCCATTGGTGGTTGCACAAAATGTCATAAAACATACGCTTCCAAAGCTTTTAAGACAGAAGTTGTTACGGAAAAAAGAAAAACTGTCTCTAGGAGGAAATTAGGCGAAACTGTTAATGAATTTGGAGAAAAATGGAAGAAAGCCGGTTCCAAACAAATCATACGAAAATGTATTAAATGTGGTCTTCCTGAGAATAATCATAGATCTTATCATATGTTTGATTCAGGCGAAGGAAGATTCAATCCATATTCTCCAAATATTTGTTGATAGTGATCCAATATTTCATTAAGTCTCTTTTGAGCTTTTAGATACTTTTTAGAATCTTTATTCATTTTACTCAAGCGACTTTTCATATTTTTTATTTTATTTAATTCTTTTTTCTTTTCTTCATCTTGAGAAAGAACTTTATTGGCTCTTTTTTTTTGTTTTTCCTTTTGAATATGTCGCGAAAGTTGATCATTAATTCTTCTTGATCTATCTACTTCGTCTTCACCTGATTTTATTTCACCTAATGTCGGAACACAATCCAATGTCTGTGCCCAGTCAAAGAAATTATTTCTTTCATCATTGTCTTTGAAAACTAAACTTGTAGAATTAACAATATTTTCACAAAAATAACAATCGAGATTTTCATCTTCATATTCTCCTGAATAAATACTATGGAGAATAGGTTGATACATCTCTGCGAAATCTTGAACTGATATGAAACCACATATCACTGGATCTTCAATAGTACTAATAGAACTATTGAATGTTGAATGTATCATATTGATAGCATCTTCTATAGTCATATATATAATTATATAATTTCTAGGCTTAAAACTATGATTAAATAAAAAAAATAGTTTTAATATTGTTTTAATCATAAACAATTTTTTTGACATAACGTGGAAAAAATAATCTACCTTCTTTCAAACAACCTATTAAATGAGTTTCAAATTCAATTGTTACTTGTTTATCAATATTATCTATGAAAAATTGTTTGTCTAAACCAAATCTTCCTAATGATAAATCAATATAGGTTGGCACAGGAAATAAATGACTAGTATCATTAAATATTGATTGATTGGTTATTAAACAAGTAATATTATTATGTTTCCATATTATCCCATCAATAGATACTTCTTTGATATATGCTTTTACATATCCTTCATTTATTTTCATATAATTTCTTTTGATTATAGGATTTTTAGAAATTTTAATTAGGTTTCTTAACATTGTTTTATGATTAATATTAAATTTTTTTTTAAGTTGGCTTAAAAAGATATATATAGAGTATATAAAAAATGCCATACAAGATAGAATTTGTTGGGCATGAGCCGACATTAACCAATGTAGAAAAAAAATCTTTGATAAAAAAATCAACAGAAATATATAAAGACGAGATCAATCAAATTGAACATCAAATTAAGGTATTACAAGATAAATTGATGAAATCAAAGATAAATTATGAAAAAATATGTAAGCATGAGTTCTATGAATATAACAGAGGATGCGATAAATGTAAAAAGTGTGGTAGAAAAGAATATTATGTTTATACAAGTTAAAGAAATGATATAGTTAATAAAGTATAAAAAATGGAAAAACATGTTTATATTGGCTTAGATCGAATCGTTTCAAAAAAAAAATTAATTGATAAATTTGCAGTTAATGGTGTGGCAAATGAAAAAGAAGAGAAGAAATTTAATCGTAAATTAAAAGATTATATCATGGAAAGAGAGGAAATACCAGTTGATGAGTCGTCACAACTAAAAAAAGAGCTAAAAAAAGAGCCATCTCAGAAAAAATATTCACTAGAAGAATTTAATCGTGATTTAATGTTATATAAAGAAAAAAGAGAAAAAATAGAAAAAAGATATCAAGTATTTAATTATTTCGTAAATAGACCTATTGAGTCTGCAAAAAAAGATAAAAGTGATTTAACATCAGTTTTATGGGACACTATTGTGAGAAATCGAGACAATAAAAAATTCGATAAAATAATTGAAGAAGATATTTATAAAAAAAATACAAAATTAAAAAAATGGTTTAAATTAATGAAAAGAGAATTAAAAGAAATTGCCAAGGATCATAAAGATGAAATTAACAAATGTCTTGAAAAATATGAAATTTTTTTTAATAAAATCTTATTTAATAAGCTTATAATTTAATTATGTCGCGGTGGAAGATCCTTTATAAAGGATAATTTTATAAAAAATCTATGTTTAAATATATTTAAACATAGGTCAAAAACTCAACCACCGTTATAAGGTTAAACAATTGACTATATCCTTCAACATTTTTTATTAAATCTTTCTTTTCATTTGGTAAAGACAAATGCAATGAATTCCATAACAATGCTTTATTTGATGTTATAAAATATTTATTATATTTTATTAATAAATCCGTAATTGGTGACATTTAATGCAGAACATACAATAATAAACATATCTATATTAGGATTAATCATTATCATTTCATCTATTATTTTTTCAATAGATTCTGTCGTAACAGAAGAACTTAATGAATCATTCCTCAAATTCAAATTTCGCTCAACTATTATATTACAACCAATATGTTTCATTAACCGTTTATATTTATTATGAATTTTATCAATATATGGTGTTAAAAGTGATATGTTAATTGTTTTTGTTTTCAATTTTTTAGAAACTTTGTTCATAGCGGCTAAAATAGAAGTGGTTGTATCGTTTGTTTGAATATCGTAATTAAAAATACATCATTTTCTGTTATATTTTTTCTTAATTTTTTAAGTCTATTCTCAAATTCAAAAGTTGGAAAACATCTCATTATTTTTTTATGTGATATTATTTATTTAAAGTTTGAACTTAAATAATATTATAATGAATAGAGATTTATGTCATTATATATTAAATTATCTAAAATTAAAAGATAAATATCAGATAGGACAAGTAAATAAAAGATTTAATTGGTATTGGAATAATTATTTGGCGGATGGTGCGGTTAAGATAGCTGAGGGATATCGATATATGGATTATCGTTTTATATTACCTCCAAATTGGATGAAATTGAGACCATATTTTGGTATTCTGAATAAATGTACAAGATATCCAATTATGAAAGTTAAAATCACAATGGATTATGTTTATTTATCACTTGAGGAAAGACAACAATTTGCTAATCAATCAAATAATATAATTATTGCTTAACTAATCGTGCGTAAGAACCGAGAGTTTTCATGTGTGTTATAATTATATAAAAAACATGAGCTGTCCAGAAGATGAAGAAGAGCCAATCGGAGGAATTTATACTAATAATGTTTCAATTGCCATGGACGAATGGTTCAAGGATAAAGATGCATTGCTTATTGATGGAATTATGATGTCTGTTGGTGATTGTCGGAAAATAGCGAATGAATGGAAAGGTTCAAAAGTATCATTTACAGAGATGTATCCTACTAAGACGCAAACTTTTGAATTAGCTAAGTGGAAAGGTAAAGAATTGCGTTTATCAACATGTGGTGGTTGGGAAAAATATGATTTGGCTAATTTTATAGAAATAATGAATGATTGGGAAGGTGAAACCTTGACAATTGGATATTGTGGTCCTAAGATATTCAAAAATGTCGTTGAGGCATTTAAGAATCCGAAATATAAAACTATTTGTTTTGAATCATGTGATTTTCCAAATAATTTTATTGAAAATATAAATAAAAATGTTCCTGAATTAACAATAATTGTTAAATAATTATATATAAATTAATATATGTCTTGTTATGTCATAACCAATTTTTTTTGACAAATCTTTTTGAATTCTCAATTTATTATAAAAATATTTATCCAAATATTTATGTAACAATGATATTATTTTTGATAAATCTTCTATATCACTATGTAATGATACATACCGAAATATAGTAAACTGAGATATACTCAATATTTCTTGTGCAATAATTTTTTTTGATTTTAATTTTACTAATTCGTCATAAAACCATTTATATCTGTAATCAATTGGAATATTTATGAGAAATAAATCCATTAAATCCATATGATGACCATTGTAAATTTTCTGGAATAAGTCATAAAAATTATATGATTGTTTTTTTATTATCTTGAATGCACCTGAATTAAGTTTATATATCAATGCTAATAATCCATTTATTTTTAATGTACATCCATGATCCCAAAAAAATACAAATGCATCAATATTGTATCCGAAAGGTCGTTTAACATATTTAGCATAGAGTCTATTGAGTTGTGTTTGAGACAGATCTAATCCAGAGTCAATACATTTTTTGAGTTTAAAATAATTTTTTGAAAGTAAATGAATAATATCATCATCTATATCTACATTTTTTACGAATAAATGAATTCGTGAAAAATCACCATTTCTAAGACAATATCTAAGACCATCTGCACTTGACCATTTATCTAAATCATCATTCAATTGTTTATCTAAATAGATATCTAAAAATTCTTTTGCAAGCATCCTTGATCCACCATTTTCACAAAGATCATAATGAGATATTTTACAAAATAATCTATCTCTTCGCGTGGGACATTTTTGATTTTTAAGTTCTACAATATGTTTTTTTATTCTATTACATATTTTGCAGTAATATGAACAGTTCATTGATTATATTTTATATGAAAATATTAAAAGTGAAAAAATATTTTTTCAATATTTTTATTTGTATGAAAAATAAACAATGAGCGCATTCAATCACTGGTTCAAAACAGTAAAAGCCGATTGGAATAATCATAATGAAGCTGCTAAAAAAGAAGAAGATGAAATTAAAAAAAGAGAAAATCAATACAAAGAACAATTCTTGAAAAATAAAGAATCATATGAAAAGAAAATCGAAGAAGCAACCGGAAAAGGATATACTCAAACTGATAATCTAGAAAAAGAATATCATATTATGGGTGTTCATACTGCTGATATTCAAAGAATGGGTCCGGAAGTATATAAAGAAGAACGAGCAAAAAGACAAGAATCGACATTTCGATGTAAGGCATTACAAAGAATGGTAAAAGATATCAATAGACATGGTCCGTTTTCTGCTAGACTGATTTATGATGGTAAAATTAATTATTGTAATATGGTTGATAATTCAGTTGTAGATTGTAAAGTTTTCTTTGATTGGTCATTAAAGAATAATGTTAAATTTACTAAAGATAAATTTGTTGGTAAAATTATTTAAAATTGATTTTTGAATTTTTATATTTTTTATATTTTCATATTTCTAATAAAAAATGTTAAATAAAGATATCAATTCTTTAGTTTTTTCATACTTAAATTTTACTGATAGATATAAATATGGATTAACATCTAGAACTGTTTGGACTTATTGGAATAATTTTTGTCATCCAGAAGTAATTAAATTAACGCCTAAACAAATAGGACTTGAAAAAAAATATAAAAATATTAAATTTGCAATTGATTTTTATATTGAACACGATTATGATGATGAAATAATACTTACAATAGATGATGCATCATGTTTATCTGATTTTTACAAAGTTGATTTATCATTTACATTGATTAATGATGGATTTCAGGGATTAGATAAATTAGATAGTGTGTGTGAATTAGATTTATCGTGCAACGACATACAAAATATTGATCGATTCAAAAATTCTAAAAAATTATATTTGAATCAAACATTAGTCAAAGATGTATCTCAATTGAATAATATTCATACACTTGATATATCAAATACAGATGTATGTGATATTTCTATGTTAAAAAATTTATATTCAATTAATATTTCAGGAACATCAATAACCAATATATTTAATTTGCAAAATGTATATGAATTATATATGGCAAATATGAATATCGACAATTTAGAAGAAATATTGTCTACCTTTACAAATCTTCATGTTCTTGATCTAAAAGGAACAAATATTAATGATTTAAGTATATGTTCAAATATATTTGATAAGATACATAAACTAAACATATCATTTACATCTATTGCTGATGTTTCAATGTTAGATAATATTCATACTCTTAATCTATCACATTGTCAAAATATAACAGATGTTTCAATGTTGGGTAATGTGTATAATCTTAATTTATCTTATACAAATATTGAGTATGTTTCAATGTTAGGTAATGTACATATATTAAATTTATCTGGTTGTAAATCAATAGATAATTTTTCAAATTTGGGTAATGTTTATGAACTTGATTTATCTCATACAAATATTGATGATTTATATGGATTAGAAAACAACAATTATTTATTATTAATTGATTGCCTTGATATTGATGATATTTCACCACTAAAAAACATTAAAAAATTAAATATACGCGGTTGTAATAATATAACCAATATATCAATGTTATATAATCTTGAAGTATTATGGTGTGATAAAACAATACCACAAGAACAAATCGATAAAATTTTTAAAAAATAAAATTTTTCTTTCTATTATCTAATTGATCATCATTATAATATTGCTCTTTTGATTGAGGAAACAGTATTTTCCACAATGCTTGATTAGGACTTTTCTTTGTATTTATATCTCTACCTAATACATAATATTTATTACCTTTTACTTGTCTTTTCTTTCTACTAAGTCTATAATTCTGAATAGTATTATAGTCAGTTTTATCAATGAGAAGTTTCTGATCTTTTACTTTAATCATATAATGATCATTTTGATCATGAGCAATATTATAAATAATAAGTCCTTTTATAATATTCATTTCTACAAGAGTTTTGAATGCTTCTTTGTAGTTATCAAATGTTTTATCTAATACTTTTTTAATTGATACTCTGTAATTTCCATTTGGTGTTTTATTAATTCCTCCTGTATAGTTATGAATATTTGTTGGTAATACCACTTTGTTTTCATTACAATATTTCTTTATAATATCTGGTTTAATCGCTTTTTTAAGATTTTCACAGAATTGTGTAATATACTCATTAACTTTCTTCCAAAAACTGTTATGTTTTTGTATGGTAATTTTATACAATTCTGGATCACTAATATTTAATGATTTTAATTTCATTAATGCATCTTTATGAGATCTAAATGAATGTTTTTGTTTCTTTGTTTTACCTTTGTTTGAATTTGTTCTGGTGTAATATCTTTCTCCAACTTTCTCAATTGATCCAAAATATAATTTCGGATGATCTAAGAGATTAACTTTAAATTTTTCTTCAAATTGTTTGATATGGTTGTCTTGAAAACAAGTTTTTTCTAACTCAAATCCTTTTTCAATCAATTCATCTCTAATCGAAAGATATTTTGGATTAGTAAGATATTCAAATTTATATCCATCTTGTTCAGGATAAGACATACTAATGCTAATACCAAGGGTTTTATATATTTCTTTTCGGTTTTTCCAAATTTTCACGATGTTTCCTTCTAATGACGATTGTACAATTTCTCTTTCATTTCCTAACATTTTACTGGATAAAGGAATGCATTTATAGCTCGTGCAATCATTGACTGCTAATTCCCAACATACCTTTTCTCCTGATTTGAGAGTGGTTGTCAGGGCATTTCCTTTCAAAACTTCTTCAATAACACCTCTTCCAAGATTATTTGCTGTTCTTGCTTCTTTTTTACTTTTATATTGTTTAACTCGTAGTCCAGAGGAATTAATCATCCAAATCGGTTGATGAGATGAGTGTTTTTCCTTTTTTGGAGGAATAATATCAGGATAGTTAAGAACATCTTGGTAAGTTGCATATTCCCAGCAATATCCATTTGATGTCCCACATGAATTAATGGCATTTTTAATATAAGCATTTTTTTCATCAGGTGATGTTGTAATTTTAATATATGTTCCATCACTATTTATTTTCCAAACAGGTCTTCTTTTTTGAATTATATATGGTCTTAATTTATCAAAATTTATTTTCTCAGTAATTTCATTTTTAGCTAATTTATCGTATAATAATGGAAACGAATTTTTAATACTTGGATTTATAATTGGCCCTTTATAATCCTCTATGTGACAATATCCAAATCCATTATATTGACTTTGATAATTAGATGCAACTTTTGTACAATATTTATTGTCTTTTCCTTTTATTTTTTTAATTATTGATCCGTCAAGTTCAAGTTTATAATAATTTCTCCCCTGATTTTTATGGGTAACCAAGCCATTTTCATGTGCATGCTTACAATTTTCCGCTTGTGTGCACCATTCTAAATTATTTATTGCATTATCAAATGTGTTTCCATTTTTGTGATTTACGACTGGTTTATTATCTGGATTTGAAATAAACGTTTTTGCAATAAGCCTATGTACAGCTTCTGATCTTAATTTTTTTCCATCTTTCATGATTGGAATTATTTTGTATCTTCCATCATTTTTTTCCAAAATATTATTTGTGTTTAAATTTTTAATTCTTCCCATATCAGAAACTAATAAATAACCACAATCCTTTACGGTGCATTTCACCCATTTTTCATTTTTATAGTAATCATCTTCATATTTTTTAAAATTAACATATTTTTTTTCACCTTTCATTTTATAATATCCTTTTTTTCTTTTACCATTAATAAATTCTCTAATATAAAATAATCCTATTCCTAATTCTTCAGAAGCTTTAATTTGAGATTCATATATGGTTTCTTTATCATTTTTATCAATATAAACTATTTTCTTTCTTTGACCGCCACTTTTATTATTTTTATCTAATTTTGCTGCTTTAACATTTTCTGATCTAGTTACCCATTCTAAATTTGTTGCATTATTATCTTTTGTATTAGAATTTTTATGATGAATCTCCAATATTTTATTTGGGAATTCATTTTGTTTTTTATCGTATTCATCCTTTAAAAATGCCTTTGCAACTAGTATGTGAAGCTGAATCATATATCTTTTTCCGTTATTATCTGTTATTTGTGTTTGATTATATCTTTTTTTTCCACCAGTTGATTCACTGATATGTCCATTAGGTCCTTTTATTTTTCCAGTGTTTGAAACTTGATATTTAGTGTTTTCGATTTGCTTCCATTGTTCTGTCATTTTTATAATATGTTTAATTATAAAAATCTAGGGAAAAAATTTGTCAGTTTTATTTTATTTTATATAAAAAATTTAAAGCTTTTTAATATTTATTCTGGGCCCTTTTTTTTTAGAATTTATATATTCTTCTAAAGTTGTCCCATCATCATCATCATCGCCATCATCGGCAATATAATTAGCATCATTATATGCCCAAACTTCTCTACTACAACATTTGAAGCTGGGATGCGCGTCTGCTTTATACCAAAAAACTTGATCTTCTAATTTATTACTTTTAGCAGCATTGTTTATAACAAGACATTCATAATTATTTGTACATTGATCCATTGTTGAATTGAACATTTCTAATGTTGGAAACATACCAGCATAATGTTCATATAACTTTTTTCTGTTATTAAATATATTTTCCCTCAAAATAAAAACCCAATCAATATTGGTTCTTAGGTTAGGTGGTATCCCCATTGCATATTGGAGCACCACGACCATAGAAATATCAACATGACGACCATTGAGGAAAATCTCTCTAATACGTTTGTCTTTCTTCCATGCGCTATCATAAAGACAATCATCTAAAACAAGAAATGCCCTTGGATCAATGTCTTCTTCACCTGCGACTAATCTTTTTTTTATTCGTTTTTGTCTTTTCATAAAACTTGAAATAATAGCTGGTTGATATTCATCATGAATGAAGATTGGTGGGACATAATCAGAATAGAATTTATTGGCACTTTCTGTTGGAGAAATAACTGTTCCAACAGGAATATCGCGTTTGTTATAAAGAAGATCTTTTGTCAAAAAAGATTTACCGGTATTTCGTTTTCCGATCATGACTACTACTTGACCATCTTTGATCATATTCATATTAAATTTTCTAAGTTGAAGTTCCATCTTATATAAATATACAAGAAAAAATTATTTACAGAAAATTAACGAGTATTAACATAATATTATAAATTCCTATAATATTATAACTGAAATAGACATAATTATTTGATAAAAAAATGTGCGTAAAAAATATTTTTGTGCCCGACTTAACCGGTCCATCTCGTTACTTCCATCTAGCCATCCTAATCAATGCATCTCGCACTTCCATTATTTCCAATGAACTTCTTAATTCATCCAACCAGCATCTCTCTTCTGCACATAAACATAATTCTCCTGCTCTTACTACATCACAATCATTATAATGATACATACTCATTCTCCAAAGATTAAATGTATATTTACTGGGACATTTCACTGGTCGGCTCTTAGCCCCTTCTGTAAATGCTTCTAGAATTTCTTTGTTATCAACAAAATCACTTAACTTCATTTGTATTTTATTATTATTTTTGCTTTAAGTTCATAACATTCCTACCATAATAGGTTCTGTTGGTAATTCCATAGGCTGATCACCTCCTGTTACTTGAGGATTTCCACCTCCCATTAAACCCTTTGCTGTTTCAGCAATACCACTCAATAGAGATGCCTTGGGAGTACTTGGTGTTGATGGTGTTCCCACGGAATCCTCAGTTACTTTTTTGACAGCTGCAGCGGCTACAGCAACGGCGGCAGCAGCACCTCCACCGCCCATTTTCCGATACATAAAGAATGCACTATAAACCAAAGTGCATGATACTATAAAAACAAATATATAATAACTCATTGGCTTAGCATTCTTAGGAGTTCTGTCTCTGCTATAATAAAGTATTAAAGTAACAACACTCGAAAACAAAAGTGATACTACATAAGGATTTGTTAATAAAGATTTTAAATCCATTTATAGATTTAAAATAGTTAATAAAAAAAAGATTTTGAACTCATTTAATAATATTTTGTTAAATTATCCATCTCTCCACGACGAACACGCATTGTTTTAAGTTTTTTCTTTCTTTGCATCTTATCATTTGTTCTTTTTCGCACTAATTGCTCATAATCAAGTTCAGATGAAAGATCTTTCCTTAAATCATTTATTTTATTCACAACCTCTACCTTTTGCTCAGGCTCATGATCAGATTCCTCTGGAGTAACTTCCTCTCTTTCTGGTTCTTCCAGAGAAACATCTTCTTCTACATACTCAAGTTCTTCCGGAGTAACATCCTCGACTATGACAGATGCTCTATCCACTCCTCCTATAGTCGTTTCTACTCCTCCCCCGTCTTCCTCATTCATACGTTCTTTAATCATTTCGAATTGCTGATCTTCTAAGGTCTTCTTTTCCATTTCTTTTTTGTCTTCCTGATCAAGTTCTTTATTGTGTTGCTTTTGCTTTTCAAACATTTTTTTATCTACCTCATGTTGCTCTTCATTTACCTTAGAAATAATAACTTCCATATCACCTGTACTTTTCTTAGCTATGTCTAGACTAATGTTCTTAACTTGAGGTTCATCTTCAATAAGTAATTCTTCGTCATTCTCTACCGGCAATTTTTCATCAGTTAATTGTTCATCAGTTAATTGTTCATTATCATCCTCTTCAACAGGTAATTCTTCATCATCATCAGTTGCTACATCAGTATTTTCCTTCATAATTTGATCATATAACTTATCGTTTTGTTCATATTTTTCTTTAAGACTGCTTGGCTTTGCTCCAGCTTCCTGTAAATCCGGAATCGTGTCATCGTGTTCCTCTTCAAGCAATCCACTGGGTAAATGTTCGGCCTTTTCAGCCTCCTCCAACTCTTCATCTTCTACGCAGGGTTCTGCCCCCGCGCGACAGTCTTCTGCTTCCTCTTCTGCTTCCTCTTCTGCTTCCTCTTCTGCTTCCTCTTCTGCTTCCTCTTCTGCTTCCTCTTCTACTCGCTCACTAGTCGCTCCTCTCCCGTCTTCTACTTGATCTTCTTTCTTATCCTGAATTGTCTTGATATCATTATCTAAATATTGCAGTAGTAACTGTTTCATTGGTAATAGTTCTCTAATAGCTTCATCAATACAACTATTAATAATAGGAATAGTATCTCGCAGATTGGACTGCTGTTCCTTCGCAGACAAACTATCATCAAATAATGATGGATTTAAATATATCTTCTTGGCACATTCCTGATAGCATTTATGAACAAAATGAGCCAAATTAGGAATAGATACTTCAATTTGTCTATCATTATTTTGATTATAAATATTTACACTTGTTAGAATCTTAGTATTAGTAATAAAAACGGCTTTAAGAAGATAATCTATATAATCACATTTGGTACTACTCATAATACGATCAGTCTCTTCATCAATAACATCCTGATTCCATAACTTGATATCACGTAGAAGATACTGAAAATTCCGTAAAGTATTATTAGATCTTCCATCATTTTTCGCGTTTTCAAACATTTTTACTAGATTTTCATACAAAGGTGGGGTCAAAATAGCCTTAAGCTGATTTGTATATGAATCTTTGGCATTTACTAAAACATTAATACTGCTATCCATATTTTTTATTAATTTAAGATGTAAAAATAATATAAACTTTAATACGCACAAATATTATCTATATTATTGTTATATGAATAATAATAGTCCTAATGGAATTAGTGCAGTTGATCAAGCTATATTAAGTAAAGCCGCTGCAGTCGGAAATAGTCTTAACTACGTGAAAAATACACTTTCCAATAATGCAGGTGTTCTTAACTGGGTAGTCCTACTTATTCTCTTTATGTTTGTTATTTTCATGTAAAATACAAACCAATATGAAATTCGCAATTTTAATTATCTTATAATTGCAATTCAAGTTAATTACAGAATTACTCGGTAATTTAACATAAATCCCCATTATATCTTTCTTTAATAACATCCCAATAAATTCCGATATTTCATAATCACCTAATTCAATCCTCAAATCCTTATTTTTTTTATAATCAATTCCCGACCATGGAGGATCAATATATATAATATCTTCTTTCAATTTACTATAAATCTTAGTATAATCAGCATAATAAAAATCTATATTTCTTCGTCTGTATATATTCATATTATATTCCAAATAATCACATGTTTCCTTATCATATTCAATCGCATTAACTCTTTCAAAAAACAATGAGAAACTCAATGTATTTCCTCCAATATTTGCCGTCGAATCAGTTATAGTCTTTGCATTAGGAAAATCCTTTTTGATTATATTAGAAATAATATGAGCATTAACAGGCAAAGTAACTGAATAAGTAGATATTGGTGTATATCTGATTCCTTTATTCATGTTTAATCCATTAAAGAAAAATGGAAGTAAATTCCGCTCCCTTTTAATTTTATTTATAATTTCACCCGTTAGCATATTGTTTTTTTTCGACATCATCAAAGACAAATCATATAAAAATCGATAATACATAATATAATTGTTTTTTTCATTATTTCTTTTATATTTCTCTATTAATCCTTGTTCGACTTCATAGAAATAATCATTTATTATACGGTTGAATTCTGGTGATATATATGAATTTTTTATTTTATCAATTTTTATTTTTCTATTGAACATAATAAATATATTATCAATCATTTCATGATGAAATATTGTAACTTCTTTAAACGTATTAGCTAATAAATAGATTAATTTTTTATAAAATATATTATTATTATTAATAATGAAATAAAAATCTCCCCCTTCGACCAAATTATTCACAATATAATAAATTAAAACATTCATATTTTCTTTGGTGATTTTAATATTATTAATATAAATTACATCGAATTCTTGTATATTATCATTTAAAGTCTCTTTTTTCAAGAAAGTATAATAAAAATAGTAATTATTGACTTTATCAATATTATTATAATAATCATTAATAAAACAAATTCTATTTTTTAGATAAAATTTGAGAGGAAAGAAATATAGTAGTAAATGATGATAAATAATATTAATATTGGAAAATGAAACTTGAGTGGCTTTATTTTTCGAATAGATATAATTATTTAAATTACAATGTTTATACTTGAATTTGTACAATATGATTAAATTGTCAATATTAAGAAGTTTATCACATTTATAAAAAATATTTTTGTCTAATCTTGTAATTATAAAATTGTAATCACAATGATTCATTATATATTTATATTATTATTTCCCTAAGTATAAATATATATAAAAAAAAATATATTTATAATATAAAATGGACGAAATATTAAATGAATCTATAGAGGCTGTAAGTTTCGAAACGTTTGTTGAAAATGTTGCTGATCAGTACCTAGAATACTGTGATACTATTGATAAATATTTACAAGAACACTATCTCAATGACGAAAAACATATTAAACATTATTCTAAAAATTTAGTTGAATTTAAAAAGCATAGCAAGCAAGACATTTTTGTTTATTTTCTTAAAAATATTTTTCTTAACGCTAATAACATTGTAGATTGTAATGTAGATTTCTTCCTTACTCAAAAACCTTATATTTTGAAGAAAACCAAGAAAACCAAGAAAAAAGTTCTCAATGCAAAGGCTACTCATTTAGTACCCGGAAACATGTTTAGATATTTTGTATTTGTTCTTAATGAATCCCCTAAAGATGGAAAGGTAAGCAAAAACCGAGATGTCAAAATGCTTTTCCATGGTTTAACCGATATAATCAAAACATTTGAGTTACAATTGGAGAATCTTCAGAAATTTATAGAGACACATTTCAAGAATGAGAATACACAGCAGAAATTCAGAATCATTATTGGTAATTTTGGCAAGATTGTAAATGATGAGGAGGAGGAAGAGGAGGTTTCATCAGAAGAAGAAGAGGAGGAAAAAAGCGGTCAGACGTCTGATGGGAACGAGGGAGAATCGCTTTTCAGTGAATCATTCATCGAGAATTCCACTATTGGAAAATTGGCAAAGGAAATCAGTGGAGAATTCGATGGTAGTGATTTAACCGGTCTTTTGTCTAGTTTCCAAGGTGGGGCTGATGCAAGTGGAAATAATACTATTCATAAGATTAAGCGTAAATTAGATGATAAATTGAAAGATGGAACTATTCAATTAGATAAAATTGGAAATGAAATTATGTATGTCATGAAATCACTTACTGGTGTGACTGGAGGAGATGGTGAAGGAGGTCAGGTCAATATGATGAGCATGTTTCAGGGAATGATGCAAGGTGGAGGAAGTGGTGGAGGTATGAATTTTATGGATTTATTCAAGAATATGCAAGGAAAATAAAAATAAAATAATATATATATAGTATGGCTGATAAAAAAATCAATGAAAATATGCTCAATCGAATTAATACAGATAAATTTTGGTTTGATGAACCCAAAATTTTGATTCAACAGGATAGATTATCTAATTTTTTCCCAACTACTCAAATGAATATGATTGAAAAACTAAATGCCATTGCTAGACTTGGTATTTACCTAAGTATAGTACTGATTTTACTCACTAAAAAAACTAGTTATATTTACATATCAATTGCCGCATTGGGAATAACTTTATTTATGTTTAAAGCCAATAGAGATGATCTTGAATTATATTTGAATAATAATAATTCTAATAATAATTTTGTGGAAAAATCTCTATTGCAAAAAGAAAGAACAGAACCGACTGTAAATAATCCTTTTATGAATATTAATCTTATCACAGATGATAGAGATAGATCAAAGGCTAAATCAACATGGAACAGTCCTGACACGAAAAAAGATGTAGAAAAGAGTTTTAATTATAATTTATATAGAGATGTATCTGATTTATATGGTAAATCTAACTCTCAAAGACAATTCTACACAGCTCCAAGCACAACTATTCCAAATGACCAAACCGCATTTGCAAAATGGTGTTTCAATACTGGACCATCGTGTAAAGAAAAGGGAATTAACTGTGCTCCGAGATATTCACCAAATACTAGTCAATCCAACCCTTTTTACAATATTAACGATGTTGCTTAATTTTTTTTATCTTTTAATTAAAATTATTATATATATATCATATATAATGAGTAATACAAATTTTAGTATTAATGCCCTCACCCGATTGAATGATGACTACACTGAAAAAGAATCTAGAATTAGAAACAATCACACTGTTGCTAATAGACAATATTACAGACCCGGATTCATTAATAGAAACAATTATCTCGATAGTGTTACCAAAGTAGGTATTTATCAAAATAATAACAGAGATGGCAGAGGTAATATGGTTGATAATGAATCCAACTTATTTAATGGAGACAGAGGCAATAAACTCACTTCCACCGGTAAAAAATCCGGAAAACAACTTCCCACTCGTGTCTTTCCTGGTGCTCCTTTCCTCGGCTCCGGTCATTCAACTCTCCGCAATGTTGATGTCAAATCTGAACTCATGTCCGGCCTCCAAACACATACCTCTAAATCCACCGGAGCATTGGCAGGTGTAAGTATCAATCGTTTTGTTCCTCTTTTACCTTCCATTCGTAGTAATATTCAAGATCCTCAGCATATTGTGCCGACTTTCTGGGTAAATGGTGGCGAGAGTACAAGAAATGTTGTGAATAACGTGGATTATCTTAAGAGATGCTCGCTTTCCCAGATGCAGAGACCGCAAATGCAATAAGCTTAAAAAATATTTTATATATAATATTACAAAATGGATAAACATATGGATTTTGTAATTAATGATTTGTTAAAAATCATTAAAGAAATGAGAGAAACCATTGATAATCAAAATAAAAAGATTCAAATATTAGAAAAAAAAGTACATGTATTCGAAGAAGCAAGAAAAATATCCTGCACTGTAAGTACTTTATTAACAATTATTTACATATATAACGTTTTTTTATATTTTTTTATAAATAAACTTTAACCTTATCACGGTGGTTGAGTTTTTGACCTATGTTTAAATATATTTAAACATATATTTTTTATAAAATTATCCTTTATAAAGCACCACAACATAATTAAATAGTAAAATTACTTAAAAAGATAATATATATGATATATAGATTAGTGGGTATCTCGTTGAGAGGCTCCTCCTGGTATTATAACATATTTCTTTGTAACTAGTATTCCCACTCTAGCATAGATATTGGTTATATTATAATACTTGCATTTGCTCGCGAAAAAGAGGTATGAAGATATATTTCAGTTTATATGATTATTTAACGATATGAATATTAACATTTGTTAGCAAAAATGAGTCTGGTAATGCATATTGCGAAAAAGAATATATTGATAGTTTTTGACTTAAAGAATTGAATCATAATTCAATTATATCATGGAAGAACAATTACAAGCATTAACAGCAATTGTAGAAGTACTTAAGGAAAAATTTGAAAAACAACAATCCACTATTACTAAACTAAAAAATAAACTCAGAAAATATACAGATTTGGCAGAAGATAATGAACAAGCAATAGAGGAATTAAATAATCAAATGAAAGTATTTGATAATATTAAAGAAAAAGTAAATGAAATGAAAGAAACATTGGAGGAACATCAAGAGGAATTAGTTGATTTGGACGGTCGAATCGGAGAATTTGAATAGATAATATCATATTTGGTTTATTTTACTAATATATTTTCCTTAGTAAAATAATAATGGCAAGTCAATTAGATAAAGACGGTTTTGTATTCCTAAGTGGAGTATATCCAATAAGAGAAATAGAATATTGTAATAAAGAACTAAACTTTACATTAGGTGAAGAATATATTTTTACCAAAGTAAATTCCAAACAAGATTTTGCAAATGATAAATATTATGTTAATAATACCAATAGTCTCGTCAATACTTATTCCAAAATGCAATATTATAAAGTTCCTGTACTTAATATAGGAGGTAATAAAGATACTTTTACTGATAAAGGTCTTATTGATATATATAATGCAGATAGAATGTTTCCTTTTCTTGAAAAATATTTTGATATTAACTTAATGCAGTCAATTCTTCGAAAATTAACCGATATAGAATGGATTCATTATAAAACTAATTGTAAATTTAGTCATAATGTTCAGAATCCTGCGAAAGTTCATCAAGATAACCAAGAAACTTGTGTTAAATTTTGTGTTTATTTATCAGATGTATTAGAAGTTGATCAAGGATCTAATGTAATAGTATATAAGAGTCATAGGGATATCAATCGGATCAATAACAAGAAGAATTTGCGATATTTCACTGGACAAAAGGGTGATGTTCTTATTTCTTTTCAGAATGCATTTCATGGTAGAAATCCGAATTACGGAAGTTTAGTTGCATATTGTACATATTATTTTGTTCCAAAACTACGTCATTATCGTAATTTTGATAATTATATTTACAGACATAAAGAAGTTCAACAAGCTCAGTCATGTTAAAGAGATCGCTTCTAATTCATCATATATTGGTTGTAATATCTTTCGTGGATTTGTATGTAAAACAATGTTTTTATAGCCTAATGCTTTATAAAAATCTGTTAATGAATCCAAATTAATATTAAATAATTTCTTTTTATATCTATTCCATCTTTTATCACTTAATGGTTTGACACCTTTAATTGATAACCAACCAAACAACTTCCTAATAGTTTGTGCATGTTTCTCAAATAAATATTCTCTTGTAAATTTATTTTGAACAAAATTTAAAAGTCCCACAAATACATCATATATCTTGGCAAACGCAATATTATGAATGGTATGTCTTAATCTACAAACAGCATCCATATGCGTACCTATTTGAAAATAGACTCCATCATAAATTTTATATATATAATCTTTTGATCCAAAACAAAGATCTTTTCTATTGGTAATTCTATAATATTTACTTTGATAAATAAATGTACTGGTACTTCTATCTAAATCAGCCATTTTCACTATAATTCCGTTGCCTCTATCACTTAGGAAAATATTTTTGGATTTAAAATCATTATGACAAAAATCAATTGTATCTTGAAGATGATAAAGTGCTCTGTACATTTGAATAAATACGCTTGCAAATTGTTTTAAAGTAATTTCGCCTCCAAGAAGATCATGAAGAGTTCCCTTATTTGCAATTTCTAATAAATTAAAACCAGTTTTTTTACACATAAATGCATCATACATTTGTAATATATTGTCTCGAATGGTGTAATTATTGGAAACATACATCATATTTAAATTATTAAGAGTCTGAGTTTCATAATTAGATAGAATATGAACATGGAATTTACCATTTGGTGGATTAAGAACTAATGGCAATGTCCCTTTATATATTCTAACGAAGGGTTTTCCTTTTTTAGTAAGAGAATCCGTATCAATTTTGGTTTCTTTAGTTACATAGACTTCTTGATCAAAAGTGATTTTATAAGGAGTTCCGCTCTTACCTTTTTTATTGCCTAAAAGTTTAATTTCCGTATGTTTATTTGTGTTTTTATAATGAATTTGTATACCATCATATATACAATTTTCTAATTTTTTAGATTTTACAACAATATTTGGATGATTCATAAATTTCAAAAGAGCTTCTCTAACAATATGTGGTTCAGGATAATATACAACTCCTCCTCTGCATATATTATTGAATAGTAGAGTTTTACAAAGAGAATATTTTGCATCTCCACCCTTCTTACTGGTGGGGCCTTCGAATATTCTCCAGACTTTTTTCCCATTTTTATTAAAAATATATCCGGCAATAGCACCGTTTTTGAGTATTCTTTTATTCATTAACTAATAATAATTTAGATTTTTATTTAATAAAACCACGATATACATAAACATAGTGCATTCCAGATCCATGATGAATCAATAAAGCAGTTTGATCTTCATATATAATAAATGATCCACCACAGAATAGGCCTTCTCCCAGATTGTATATATCTTTTATAGGTTTGCAAGCAATTTCTCTTCCGTAAAGTTGTTCAAAATAGAATTGTCTGAGATGTTCGCGCTCTACTTTGACTTTTTGCCCAAATACATTATTATCCATGGCAATATCGTATTTTTGCGTTTGATCGAAAATAGTAAATGGAAAATATTTAGAATTGATATTTTCAAAATTTAATTGATTAAAGTCACTCGCTTATTTAGTATTTTTTTGTTTGGCTATAAATATAAAATTATTCATTAATTTATTTAACCATACCACGGTGGAACGTCCTCAATTGAGGACAATTTTATAAAAAATCTATATTTAAATATATTTAAACATAGGTCAAAAACTCAACCACCGTGATAAGGTTAATAAATATTTTTCAAATAAAAAATATTATATATATATATATATATATATATATATATATGAGTCAGAGTTTTTCAAATATAGTTGGTGATTCTGATAGCAATGTTATAGTATTTACTATTTCTGCCAATACATTAGGTATTAGTAATGGATCAGCAATTCAACTTTCTGGAACAGATGATGTAACTGGTACTACTGTTACAAATTTTACAAATCAAGTTGATGATGGAACTACATATTATGTTGGTGGTTTTTCGGGTTCTGGGCCTTTTCAATTTCATTTATCCACAAATTCTTCAGGAAACCCCCCAATAGCAGCTGGTAGTGGTAACACTTTCACTATTAATAATCCTGAAGTTGTTTCTTTTAGTCTAACTGGTGGCGTTTGTTTCCTTGGAAACTCCTTAGTTCATACTGATCAAGGTAAAATTGCCATTAAAGATATTGAATTATCAAATACAATTAATGGACATGAAATCAAGAAAGTAACTAACATGATTAATGAACGTAATTATGTGATTTTGTTCAAAAAAGATTCTCTTGGTGAAAATGTTCCGGATAGAAACACATATGTTACTCGGGGGCATGGTATATACATCAATGGGGAATTACGTCCAGCAGTAAAACTAGTTAATGGAGATACAATTGTCAGAAAAAAAATGGTTAAATCTCGTATTTATAACGTTCTTTTGGATCATCACGGTAAAATGAAAGTTAATAATATGCTTGCTGAGACACTTCATCCAGATAATAAATATGCCAAATAAAAATCATCTTTTTATAAATTAACATTTTTATGAAATTTAACTACATCGTAGTGGAAAATCCTTTATATTTAAACATAGATTTTTTATAAAATTATCCTTTATAAAGGATCTTCCACCACGACATAATTAATGAAGTATTAGAAAAACTTGAACCACTTTTGTAAAAATATATTTAATAATATATAATGTATTGCGAAAAATATCTTAAGAGATTAAAAGACTCTTTAGAAGAAAGTCATCGTTCAAATCCTATTCTTTTGGGAATTGTATCAGCTTCATTAGCCACAATAGGTTTGTCTACAAATTCTGTTACAACAATTATTGGTTCTATGTTATTAAGTCCAATTGGTTCATTAATTTCCAAAAGTAATTTATATAATTTTTTAAAGGGGGGTGAAATGAGATTAGAAAAAAAATATAAAAATTGGTTTTTTCCATTAATGATTGTTATTTTATTTTGTATAATAATTTCATTTATACTTGGAAAGATATTCCAAAATATAAAAAATCCATTTTCTGATGAAAAATTATCTAAAGATTGGCCAAATGAAGAAATGTTGTCAAGAGCAGACCCTATAAATGCTGTTTATATGATATTTATTGCGTTGTTATGTGGAATAGCATTACCTATTGCTATTTACATGAAATCTGGAGTACAATTAGTTGCTATTGGTATTGCAACTGCATTAATGCCTCCATTAGCTAATATTGGTTTAGCATTAAGTATAAATGATGGTTCCAAGGTATTTTTTAATCATGTATTTGCCAAATATACAGATAATAGTAATTATAAAACAAGAGCTGTTGTAACAGGAACATTAATATTTATTATTAATATGTTATTATTATGGTTACCTTCCAAACTCTTATTAAAAGAGATTGCAAAGAAAAATAATTTTTTCAAAAGATTTGAGGGATTTTTTAATAGTTTAAGTTTGATATAATTTTTTTCTTATTTTTTTGATTAAACTTTTTTTCTAAAAAAGTTTACCTCATACCGCAATTTTTAAGGTAATCAATATTTCTTACAACACTTCTTGTACTTTCACCACCTCTTACCCAATGTGTTGGTACAATATGGCTAACATTTTGAACATTATTTCTTAAACAAGGTATCATAGGAGTAAATCTATTAATGTAAACACCTGCTAAACTTCCAGTGGATTTAGATTTATTTGAATTCTCACCACTCATTAATTTAGATTTTATATCAGGATTTTTCATAGTGGATTGACCAGCACCCATGTATGGAGCACCTAGGAAAATTCTTGTTTTTAATTATGTTGTGGTGCTTTATAAAGGATAATTTTATAAAAAATCTATGTTTAAATATATTTAAACATAGGTCAAAAACTCAACCACCGTGATAAGGTTAAGCTCTTTCCTCTTCTTTTACTTATTAGATGTCATTATATTACCCATCTTTCCATTCATTAAATTAGATTCACTATCAACCATTTGTCCACGACCATCTGCAGTATTATTTTAGTAAATACCTACTCTATTTGTACTATCTAAATATTGGTCTCTATTAAGTGAACCCATATTGAAAGTTCTATAATCATTAATTAATTGATTATTTCTAATTTGACTTTCTTTTTCAGTATAATCATCATTTAATCTTGTCATATTATTTATACTAAAAGTATTAAAGTTTCAATGTCCAATGTGCGATAAGAAATTTCCGACAAAATTTAATTTACAAAGACATATGAATGAAGCTTGCAAAAAAATTATTAGAAATAATAATTAAATCTCAAAAACTTAAATTAAAAAGTTTGAAAAATAAATTTTTAATTACCAACATAAAAATTATTTGTATTAACAATTTGCTTAGCATCTCTTTTTTGCTTTATTAATGAACTAGCTACACGCTTGGTTTTTTTATTTTTAACATGATTATGTCGATAAATATTAATTAAATTTGATTTTGACGATATCCACGAATCAACTGGCATATCAATTGGTAATAGACTTAATAATTTCTTTGCACCTTCATACGTTATCATGTATGAGTGTAATAAAACAAAATCTTTTACCTTAAAAATATATTTATTAATTTGCTTACCCATAATTCCTCTATTCATCCAAAATCCCAATAAAAAAATATCCCAATCATTGGGAAGATGATTATAAAAAGTCGTTACTAACATTTCAAAATCAGGGTGCATATCAATCGCATCATCTTCTAATACCAAAGTAACAGGTATCTTTTCCTTGACAATTTTTTTCCAAATACCAAAATGACTCAATGCAACACCAATTTCACCATCAGTCATATCAACGGTTTTTGATTTTTTATGTAACCATGATCCATAATCCCATGATTTAGTAACAATATTGTTTTTAATTTCAGTTTTATAGTTATATGTTTTACCATATATTGCTGGAAATATTTCAAAATATTTATTTAATATGGAATGTTTTTTCAGTACTTTCAATCTTCTTTTGCCTTCTTTGGTTTCTTTTAAATTAATAACAAAGCATTTATTAAATATATTAAATAAATCATATTTATTTTCAAAATATTCTTTGTTATTTTTTTTTAACAAATACGAATAAAATAAAATTATTAACAATATAGCTAATGATAATTTATACATAATACTATAAAAATAGAAAAATATTAACCAAAGTTTATTATAGTCCAAGAGCCAATTTAAAAAGTCGTGAAATAAGAGTATTACTTTTAATTATCCCAGTTTTAGTAAGATCTTTAAACCATTTCGGGAAGCCCGGAGCAGTATTATAAATTGGAACGAAATAATATGAATCACGACATACATCGTCGATTTCTCTATTAGAAATAAGAACGTGATTTCGCAATTTTTCTCCGTGACTGTCGCGCTCTAGACATTTTGACGGAAAATGATAATATCTCCAGCCAGGCACAGATTCTTGACAATGTTTAATTGTCATTGGTAGTAAATTTTGTCCAAATATATCATTATTATCCTCAAAGTATGAAACTGGTTTAGTATCCAAAAGATTATTACATGCTTCTATGCATTTTCGAAATAATATATTTCCTTTTTGTCCAATCATAATTTTATTTGAATATCCTTTACTGGAAAATCCATTAGTATTATAAAAACTATCAAAACCAATATAATCATATTTTTTTAGTTTATCAATTATTGATATTGGATTTTTCATTACAATTGTATTAAAATCTATCCATATTCCACCATATTTATACAATAAATTATATTTATAATAATCAATTTTCATATCTATATTGGTTACTTTTTCATTTAAATCTTTTCTTAAATCTGGTAAATAATTATTTAATGTTTTTTTATTTAATACCACTATATTGAAATTATTTGCACATTTTTTAACTAATGTTTCATGGCACAATTGCATATATCCATTTTGAATTGATTTATCATTATATGTCCAAATATATGGTTGGTCTGGTAAATGTTTTTTTCTAGGATTTATTATTATAGGTTTTTTGAAATTAGTAAATGATTCATATTGAGTTCCCAATGTTACATAAAAAAATATAATGGCAATAATTAATAATATAATTTCCATATATTATATAATTATTTTTATATTATTAGCCTTGTTGATATAATTATTATTATAAAATTTACCATTATTCATTTTTCTATCAGATTCTACATTATAATTATGATTTACTAAAAAAGGATATATAATATATATATTTAAATTATCAAACATATCTCTCATTTTATGATCAATCATTTTATTTATTTTACAATCAGCAAATTTAATTAATTTATATAATGATTTTCTATTTACAATATACGCAAAAGCACCACCATTATCTCTATTACAATCAGGGGTTTTAGGAACATAAATATTATTATTTATCTTTTTACCACATGGTCTTGTAATTCCAAGATATATTATATCCCAATTATTTGGTATTTTCATTAAATTATCATATAATTCTTCTTTAAATGTGTTTTTCAATATAATATCATCTTCAATAATTATTGCATATGATTCATTATTTTCATATATTTTTTTCCATAAATTCAAATGTGATAGATAGCAACCAATGTTTCCATAAATATTTGGTTGATTTTTCATTATATTATAATATTTATCTGTACAATATTGTTCAATATTATTTAGTTTTTTACCATCAATTGCGCTGAATCTTTTAATATTTAATCCAATTTTTTTACCAATGTTAGTAATATATTTCCATCTATCCTTACTTCTATCAAGATTTACACAGTGTATATTATTTAATATTGAATCATAATTGTTTTCTATATTTGTAAAGAAATTATATTGAACAATAAATGACATATAAAAACATATGATGACAACTATTAAAAGTATCAATGGCCAAGTCTTATTCATATATAAATTGAATACATATTTTAGTTAAATACATATTTTTTCAAAAAACATATTTTTGCAAAAATCGAAAGTAAAAACCAGCAAAAACGAATGGATTAAAGCAAAGTGTTGAGACAGACACAGCATCACATCCTGAGGCCTGATATTTTTCCACTTGTTCTATATTTCTGATACCTCCACCTGATATTACATAAACATCATCACCATATTTATCCTTAGTATATTTAGTAAGATTACTGGTATAGGGAATAAGAACTATTCCACTGAGACCACCCATTTTAATGGGAAAAGTATTAGAAAAGTGGAAATGTCTAAAGCCCATTTCATAAAATCTATCAATTTCATCGGTTTTAGTGAGGGGAGAAAATTTTATTGAACAGAATTTCCTTTTAGAATTAAGGAATTTCTGAACGTTTTTCTGTACTAATGCTTCATCTGTATTCGGACAACTAACATTTATTTCCAAATTCATGTCTTCTGGAATTTTATCGAGAAGACATTTTATATCAGATGGTTTAAGAATTGCTATACTAACTATATTATTTTGATGTATATAAGAGAAAAACGATGATTTCCATTTTCGAATCATATAGTCAATTCCTTTATTCCTCAAACCAATCTTATTAATCCATCCCTGATTTTCAGCTGAGTATCTGAGAGTTTTCCGAATTTGAGAGAAAAGTCCAGGTCTAGGAAAAAGTGTGAATGATCCATATATAGCAGTTGTATGAGGGAAGAATCCAAAATAATTACCAAAAGGCGGGGAGATGTAAAGTTTCATTATATAAAATTATATTCTATCAAATAACTTTATATAGTTTTTTTATAAGATAAATTAACATTTGTACTGTTTGACAGGAGGGGGGTTAGGAACCTTAGGGTAAGAAAACATCTGGCAGGACGGCTGATGGACGAGATTCTGACTGGAGCCATTGGCTTGCTTGGGATGGTATTTCATGGAGGGGCAAAGACTGGCGGGACGAGTCTGACCACGGAGATCGGATTCTAGGTCGACGAGGTTACCATTGAAGAGACTGACGTTATTTCCTCCTACAATACCAAATTCCACGCGGCATTTAGAGCAGTTCTCGTATTTACCAGTGTAGAGAGCGTAGTTAAGGGGACCAGTGCTTTCAAGAAGTTGCTTTTTATAAGCACATGTATCATTTCTTAATCTAGTTGAACTCATGTATATAATGGAACAATATTTTTTTTTTTATTATTCTCATTTTTTTATATCTAATTTATATTATATAGACAATGAGTTTTACTAGATCTAAGTATGATTCTTGCGAAACAAATAAGGAAACTGTCGAGTCTAGAGGTCCTGGAAATTATATGATGAACACACCTGTTCTATGCGGAAGTTGCTTACAGACTAATCCTAGCATTATTGCTCAAAAAGGTGGAGTTAGCGTTAATTCCGGTGTTAAGCAGAGGTTCTATGCTGGACCAGTCGATGTGGAATCGGAGCTAAAAAATATCAATAAACCCTTGTCAAAATGCCCAGATCGTAAGTATTTGCCTAACACTAATGGCACTCAAAGTAATACTGGATACCCAGCTGGCCAAGGTGTTGTTGCCGGAACAAAGAATGCTGGTATGAGACATCCATGGACACGCGGGCCGGACGGCAACCTTATTGACATGGGTATGTGTTTTTTATCAACAGAAGATACACGCCTTTCGGGTGCAGATAGACGTGGCCTTGGTATTAACAGATTTAATCCTCTTTGCCTTGATCCCCAAAAGAACGTTTTATTTCCTGCTAGTAGTAACGTCAGCACTCGTTTGGTGGTAAAGGATAATCACCGCGCTGCAATTTGTACTCCTCATGTTAATTCCCTTGATCCAAATGAAAAACCAACACCCTGTATGAAAACTCAGTCCGTATGCTCCGTACCGACTGCAAATATGTACGCATATGACCGTTGCGGCTAAATTAATTATCAAGGTTTTTTGATAATTTTATTTTTTGTTTATGTTTTTTAGTATTTATATGTCTTTCAAACATTTTTTTACCAAATGATCCATAATCACATAATTTACAATAATTTGGATATTCCTTTTCTTTTTCTTCTTTAGATTTATGATTTGTTAAAATATGATTTAACAAATTTATGTTGCAACTAGCTTCATATAATTTGCAGTAAGGACACACTTTATTTTTTTTATCAGTTCTAATCTTTCTCCTACCAATTTTATGTTTTTCTGTTTTACAATGAGATTCATAATGAGCTTTAGTTTTAGTTTTAAAATTGCATTTTTTACAAATAAAAGGATATTCTCTTATTTTTTTTCTTCTTATGAATTTGGTTTGTATTTTTTTTAATGCTTTTTTTCCTTTTATCCAATTGCTTTCCCATATGCTCACATAGTTATATCCTAGCTTTTTACATTTATTCATTTTATTAATTGTTCTTTGATATAATTCTCCATGTGTCTTTTTACATGTTTTATTCAATTTATTTTTATCATACAGTTCTGGATTTCCATGCCAATAATCTCCGTGAAATTCAAAAATTGTTTTTGTTTCCATATCATATCCATCAACATGATAATTTGTATTAGGTATTTTAAATTCCCCATTTTTACTGTAATAATATTGTAAATTTGGATATTTGATTAATAAATAATTCATCCATTCACTTGAAATTTGAGAAAATCCAATGCATAAACATTTTTTGCATCCATAAAAATTACACAGGTGATTTGATGGGCTTTGATAGAATGTACCATGAATTTTACATATTATTTGAACTTTGCTCACATAGTCTTTGTATATTACTTTTGAATAATCAAATTTATTTCCATGTAATTTTTTACTTCGCTTAATGAATTCTTTAGTAGTTAATAATTGGTTTTTTGCGCGCTCTTCATAAGAACATTTGATACAACCGGTTCCATTAAGATGTGAATTTGGAACCTGGAAAAATTTGTGTCCTTTTTTTTTACATATAATAATAACCTTTTTTTTACTTTTTTCATAAATTGTTTCTGAATAATCATATTTATCATTTCCATGGACTTTTCTTGCCATTTCAATGAATTTTTCGGTTGATAATGTTCTTAATTTAGCTCCTTTTTCTGATCCACACTTAAAACATTCTCCATTAAGGTGGCACGATGGGGATTGGCTAAATTCACCATGATTTGGACAAATTATAATAACTTCTTCGTCACTTCTTTTATAATCTACCAATGAGTAATCATATTTAGATCCATGGACTTTTCGTGCCTTCTTGATGAATTGTTCAGTATTACATGTTCGTTTTTCAATTTCTCTCATTTTTCCACATTTTTGACACCCCATTTTTTGAAGATGAACTACTGGCTTCTGGAAATATGAATTATGTATTGGACATATAATTTCAACAGGAATGTTACTTTTAACATATTTAACCTTTGAATAATCATATGTAGATCCATGTATTTCTCTTGCTTTTTCGATAAATTGATTTCGCGTTCTTGTTCGATTTTCATATTGTTTTTCTCTACCACATTTAGCACAACCTGAGCGTTTAATATGTTCTTTAGGCATTTGTTTTGTTTGCCCATGCTTTGGACATATAATTATAACAGGTGTTGTATTATTAACATAATTAACCAATGAATAATCATATTTATTATTATGTTTTCTATTTGCATTGTTTATAAAATTTTGCTTTCGTTGTAATTTACTCATCTTAATAATATTAATTGTTATCTCTTTAAGTTCTAACTTTTTAAATTAAATAATTTTTATTCAAGATAAAAAGTCACACACTAACTTAAAAAAACCCCACATCATTATTTATATACAATGTCAATCTCATCCGATCAAATCATCGACATATACGGTAAAAAATATTTCGACACACTTTATGATGAACATGAAAAAACAAACTATAATTATAAAGAGCTTCTTTCTCAACCAGATTTTACAATTGACATGGCAATTAAGCTTCCAATTAACCCAAATATCCTTTTCCTCTATGCATATGATACAAATAATGAAAAATTACTAATTGAAACTTGTAAAAAATTAAAATTGTATCCAGTACAATTATTCAATCGAGCATTGGATAATGATGATACAAAACTATTAGATTTGATAATAAATATTATACCAAAACAGTTTTCAGTTACATATACTACATGGGGAGGTAACGATTGGCATCCAAAAAGAAATGATTCTAACGTAGATTTTTCAATTTTAGATTTAGTTAAATATCGTAAAGCTAAGAAATGTTATAAAATTATGAAAAATACAATGAAATTCAAAAGATTTCGTCGTACCTTTCCAATCAAAGATTCAGATTATTCATTTTATAAAAATACAAGTACCGAAGGTTTTATCCTTAAATTATAATTACTTAAATTTTTGTTTTATCTTTCAAAATTGTACTTTTATTTTTTACGACCATGACTTCATGGCTCCTTAGACCATACACACAAACTAAATATTATAAATATTGATTATTTTTATGATTTACCAATAATTTTTTGGATCAAACGATGGATCCATGAACATTTTAAGAAAATCCGGATTTATAGCCAAATATGTTAATTTATGTTGATGTACATCAGGATTTGTTGTCTTTTCGTTAAATATTAATTCAGTATATGGTCCAACATTATTAATTTCATGAAGATCTCCTACTCCAAATTGTTTCCAGAATTTTCGAGCTCGTTTAGACACTCTCGATAGATTAGCTGATTCATTGAGTGTCAGATATTCTCGAATTAAATTGAAAATGTGATGATCTGTATCCAAATTCATTTTATTGAATTAAATAAAACTATATGATTTATAAAAAATAAAATCAGTTTTAATAGAACTTAAAAACACGATAAATAGTTATATCATATGAAAACACTAAAATGCAGTCTTTGTGGTCGGAAAATGGATGAAGAAGAAATTTATGTCTGTAAAAGCAATAATAAAATTACAGGATATGAATGTGTCGATGAAAAAGAATGTCGTCAAGCACGCAATAGCTACATTCCAAATGAAGAACCTGAACTTGAAACTTCGACAGTTCAAGAAAATCATGGACTTCGGGAACAATTTGGCATTTCCGAAGATAAACTCCAACATTTGGGTAATGAAGTGATTTACAGAGATGGTGGTAATCAAATTTATTATCATGAAGACACAAATACATTCTATCAGCAAAATAATCTATCTCATCGATGGTCAAGAATAAATGAGGATCGTCATGATCATTATTATAATAAATATTTAGTTAAGACATGAATATTCTGATAATGGAATTACATTTGTTGCGATTCTATAAGAAGGTGATAAATATATCCCAAGAACCATCGTTATATTTATATTATCGCAATATCGAGACAATTTTTCGGCAATTTCAGGCATTTTATCAAATGCTTTATCATAGAGATTAGACAATTGAATATTTCGACAATAATATTTTTTGATATTATATAATAAATCCTTATTATATAATAAATCCTTATTATATAATTTTGTTTTTCGGAACAAAGAAGAAATTCATAAAACCCATCTAACATTTCTTGATATAAATCAAGTAAATAATCAAGACATTTATATGAGTATATTCTGATATTATTGTTATGGTAATCAATGAGATCTACTATTAATTTTGGGTGTTTTTTATGGTCAAAATCAATCTTAAAAACATCTATATTACCGGTTTTTATCAAATGTCTTGATGAGGAATAAGTACGCAAATCCATTTTTATTCAAATAATTTATAATTAGACGATTGGCTTTATTAAAATCATTTTTTACAAGCATAACCATCTATCAACTCTTTTTGTAATTTTGTAATTATTCCAAAACCGGCCTGTCTAAACCATTCAAGATTATTTTTAGCATTTGGATATATTTGATAATATTTTTCCTCAGAAATCACTCGTTTTCCATGCGGATTTTTATTTTGCATCCCGTAAGGAAACCTCCGCTTTGTCCTCCAGCTTGACGAACCGCTTCTACTGCATCGATGTACCTCTTGTTGGTCTGATCGTATTTTGCATTCAATTCAGCGATTTTCTCGTCGGTTTTGCCCAATTCAGACCATGCTTTCTTGACAGCCTCTCGCTTTTCATCGCGCTCAGACATCTTTTGAGAGACTACCAGCATTCTTTCCATAACACCCTGAATGTCTTTTGGTCCTTGTCCATTCTTTGCATCATCGTTAGTCTTCTTCATCAGGGATTGGACTTCATGTTCAGCTGTTTGATATGCATTTTCCAGAATCAAAACATTATTTCCTCCAGGAATTTCTCGTGCTCTTTTGATTCGTCTAGCACTGTGATAAATCAACATTTTATTAGCAACAAATTCTTCGGTTTTTGCATCTACGGCGGCATTCATGGTGACAGACGTTTTTTTTATAAATATCACAAAAGATATATTTTATAATATATTTATTCAGTTTTTCCAGAAAGCGGAAAACGATGCTAATTGCGAAGCAATTGTTGCCCAGTTTTTATTGTGATACTTTTGTTAATGATACCACATAGTTCCTTAAAAGACCATACGAATAATCATCTAGTTTTTCGCTATATTTTTCACTTACCAAATCTAAATAAAATTTCCTCATCAATTGAAAAATAAATGGCTTATGACGCGAATCTCCCAATAATTCATTTAATTCCTTGCATTTTACCGAAAAACGGCTAATAAACGAATAAATATTGCCTTTATAAGGAACATCATTATCACGTAAATACACTCCTAAATTTTCACCGGCTTTTGTAAGATCCATTTTATTTATAATAGTATAAAAGCAACTTTAAGTTAATATTTAATCAATTTTTTCGATAATAACCAATTTTTCATCGATAATATATATTGTTTCATCATGATCATTCATTGCGATATGTAAAATTTGTTCAATATATTTCTTTTCACAATCAATTGTTATAGATCCTTTGAAATTAAACGCTATTGCTTTGGGGTAATGAGATGTTCGAACATCATAAATTTGTTCAGTTCGAAGTTTCATATCTTTACCCATATATTTCAATTTGAGAATATCGTGAATGCCGAATGCATCTTTGAAATTGCCATCGTTGCACATCAATTGGCATTTGGAATTGTTGCGATACAATTCCGCGATATATACAAAATCATTATTGAAAATACCAACATATCTTTCAAGAAATGTACTAGCTGCAATATGTCTATTTTTAGACATTTTTTTGATAAATACATAAATAAACATATTCTGACGTTTTTTCTTTCATTTTTAACTTTGTAAAAAATCATAAAAAAAAAATAAAGTGAAAAAAATATAGTTTAGAGATTTAGCCAACATAATATAGCAACTAATCATGCTCAATACCAAACAAGATTACGCTTTTAAAAAAATGATCACAGGATCGAATATATTTGTTACTGGTCCAGGAGGAACTGGTAAATCATTTCTCATCAATAAATTTGTGGAATTTCTTAAGAGGACCAAAGTAGATCCTCGTTACTATGCTATTACAAGTACTACTGGATTATCAGGTATGCTCATTAATGGACAAACACTTCATAGTATGGCCGGAATCGGTCTCGGAGAAGGTTCATTTGAAACTCTTTTGGAAAAGGTTAATTCTAATTATTTTGGTAAAAAAAGATGGAAAGAGATCAAAATCTTACTTATTGATGAAGTTTCCATGTTATCTCCAAGACTTTTCGAGAAGTTAGACGCTATTGCGCGAAATATCCGGAGAAACCGCAAAAAACCCTTTGGAGGAATTCAGATTATTATATTTGGTGATTTCTTCCAATTACCATGTATTGGAACGGATAAATTCTGTTTTGAAGCAGTTAATTGGAATGAAACTATCAAGGAAACAGTGGTTTTAGATGAAATTGTGCGACAAAAGGATATGGAACTTCAAGATGCCCTTAATAAAATCCGATTTGGAATAGTTGATGATGATATCAAAGCTCTTCTTGAATCACGTAAAATCGATAGTTTTCATAAGGAATTTCCTGATTTCGACAAAATTCTTCCAACTATTCTTTATGCTAGGAAAATGGCAGTGAATAAATATAATGAAAAGAAATTGAAGGAATGTATCAATAAAGGTTGTAAATATCATAATTATAAATGTAAATATGAATATGTAAAAAGCAATTCTAAGGCGTTGAGTGAGGGAAGTAAGCGATTTCTCAAGGCGATGATTGATAAAAATCCAAATATACCCACAGATCTAACAATATCTATCAATACACAGGTCATGATAACAGTGAATAATAAGGATGCAAAAGTAGCAAATGGTACAAGGGGTATTGTTGTTGAATTTTCACAGAATAAAGAGCCTATTGTTGAATTGCTTGATGGAAGACGACTTATAATTGAGCCTCATCCGTTTGAATTTGAGGATTCAAACAAACATAAAATTAAAAAGATTCAGTATCCTCTTAAACTGGCATGGGCACTCACTATTCATAAATCCCAAGGTATGTCGTTGGATTATGTTTGTACTGATATTGGTGAGTCTATATTTGAATATGGTCAAGTTTATGTAGTTCTCTCTAGAACTCGTAGTTTAGAGGGACTTTTTATAAAAAATATTGATTTGTCGAAGATTCGGGCTCATCCACGAGTCTTAGAATTTTATAGAAAAATAATGTCTTAATCTTTGAGACGCTCAATAATATATCTTTCTGATAAAACAACCATTACTTGGAAAAATCGCCAAATAACTGCTTTATTTGCATCAGTGAAATTACTCCATTTGTCCTTAAGATCAAGTGCATATTGATATTTGTCTTCACTTAAATTATCTTGTCCCCCACCATTTATAAAGAATTTCTCATTTTTCTTCATAATTTCATCCTTATGAGGAAGAACATAATTGACGAAAGCATTAATAATCATATCAGAATTCATCTTTTTAGCTGCATAATATTTTTCTTCAAATAATAGGATATTTGAATCATCTGGAATAATTTTTTTTAATTCCTTAATTAAAAATTCGGATTGCTGTAAAAATAGATGCTTATTGGAATGTTCCATTTTATTATATTAATTATTTTTATTTTTTTAAGTTCTTTCAAACCCTCTGGGCATATCCATAGCGCGTTGTTTTTTGAGTGTTTCTAAATCTAATTGATTTTTAGATTTAGCAAAAGTTTGCTGTCTATTTCCTCCTCCTTTCTTTTCATATCCCTTTAGACCATTATTTTGTGCATCAGGTGTATTAATTCTGTCTGTTTGCGAATCTAAATATACAAAATTCCTATCTTTCTCTCCAGAGTTGTCCAATGGAGAAAAATTATCAGAATATCCGTTCATCATAGATGGATCCCAATCCTGTATTCCTCCCGCCATGGCTTGATTGTTATTTTCTATTATCCCTTTATACCAATCAAATACTTGTTCCCCAACCTTAATTTTAGGTCTTTGGAGTTGAGATTCATTAACGATAAGTGTAGGAACTGACTTGACATAACTTGGTAATTTCAAACCTTTTTCATTTACGTTAATGAAATGAAACAGCCTATACATATCCTGATTTTTATATAATTCATTCATAAATTCATTACAATGAACACAGTCTTTACTATAAAATAATACATATTCACTCATATATTAAAATATGAATATATAAAATTGTTGTCCATTACGCATATTAAAAAAAATAAAAAAAATGATTATTTTTTTTTTTACTTAAAATAATTATTTCTATATTATATAGAAATGAGTCTCATAGAAAAAAAAGAAAAATTTAATGATGATCATATCAAATTTGAAATTAATTCAAATGAAATTATAAAAGTATCGGTGGTTAATGCATTGCGTCGTGTAATGCTCACCAACATACCAATGTACGGTATTCTTAGAGACAATATTGATTTTGTGGAAAATACGTCACTATTTGACAATGATTATCTCGGACACAGACTAACCTTTATACCATTGATTAATACTTTAGAAGTAGATTATGAAAAAGTAATTCTATCTATTAACAAAGTTAATGATAGTCATGAGCAAATGGATGTTTATTTATCTGATTTTGAAGTTAATAATGATTTAAAAATAGAAGATATTGCAAAATATCCAGCTATGCTTTTAACTGTTCTTAATCCTGGACAGAAACTTGAATGTTCAATGAAATTAACTAATGGGACATGTAAAGAACATGGATCAAGTTTTTCTACAGTATCAACTGCTGTTTATTATTTTAAACATGATGAGACAAGTGAAGATCCACAAAAAGAAAGGAAATTCAAAAAAGACAAAAAAGGAAATGTAAAGACTTATGTAATGAATATTGAAGCAACTGGTCAATATAATTCCATGGAAATTTTCAATTTGGCTATTGATACATGTATTAAGAAATTAAATGACATTAAGGATGATATTATTCATAAAAAAGGTATGATTGTAGAATTTCATCGAAATCATCGGACAATTGGTGTGCGACTTATTATGAATGGTGAAAACTCTACAGTTGGTAATTTACTAACTCAATATATCCTTGATGAAGATAAAGATATAATTTGCGGCTATACTGAACCTCATCCATTCGACAAATTGATCTATATTGATATTAATTATCAAAATAATACATTTGATCAGATTAGAAAATTGGTTATTAAAGTCATTGACAAACTTAACGGACTCTTTGAGCAGATTAAAAAAGATTTTAACGGAAAAGATGCAAAAAAGATAACTGTGTCTCTTCCAGAAGACGTTCCAGTAAAAGAAACAACTCCTAAAGAAATAGATTCAAGCTTAAATGATGAAGTAGAGGACCAAGTAGAAGACCAATCAGAAGACGAAACTACTGATGAGGAAGAAGAAGTGGAGCCTCAAGAGGTTGATTCCAATCTAAGTGATGAGCAAGAAACTACTACTGAAGAAGAAACAACAGATAAAGACATAGATGAATACACTAATGAAGGTAATAAACCAGAACCAGCAGAGGAACCAAAAGAAGTTGATTCGAATTTAAATGAATCAACAACAGAAGAAGAAGATAAAACAACTCCAAAAGATGAGATGACTAATGATGAAACTACAGATGACGAAACAACCGATGATGAAACTACAGATGATGAAGAAGAAGAAAATACTCAATCAGGAGGAGGATCAAAGGATGATGAACCAATGGAGGTAGAAGATTCAATTTTATAAAAAGCGGACGTGTGGGGAACAAGACCCCTACGTAGAAGATTCAATTTTATAAAAAGCGGACGTGTGGGGAACAAGACCCCTACGTAGAAGATTCAATTTTATAAAAAATTATTTTGATTTTTTTTGCGACATAAAACTGTTAATGGTTACTCCTTGAGAATATAATTTATCAAATATATAACCCAAAAAGATTCCAAAAATAATTATAAAAGGAGTTTTGAATAAAACAGATAATATTGAAAAAAATACATAAGACACTATAATTCCAAGTATCATAAATATAACAAAATTTTTATTAAATATTTTTCTTGCTTTATCAAGAGACATGTTTTCTATTACATTTTTTACTCTATCCATATGTTATTACTTTATATTTTTTATTGAAAATAATTGTCTTTTAGTGGCATAACATTTGTATTTCCTCTTTGTCCTTTAGTTTGATAAACTTCTTTCCATGGGGACATTAAATCATTCTGATTTCTATTCATTACGCCTTCATAATATTGCTTATATTCTGGATCAATTTTATATGTAGTTGGACAGCCACCAAACGTTTCAGTTAAGTTATCAAGTTTAAAAATAATGAGAGATCCTACAATGCATACTAATATCAAATAGACTATTTTATAAATAATAGTTAAATTAGGATTAAATAAAGACATAATGAAACTAATTAAGAAAGATAATCCAATTAGGATTAATGAATATAAACTCATCATCTTAGTAGTATCTTTTGGAGTAAATTGGTTGGCCAACATAGTTCCGAAACCAGCAACAAGTAGCAAATGTGCAAGGATTAAACCATAATGTATTGCGATATTTCCACCTTTCATATACTATTTTTTAAGATAAAAAATTCAAACAAACGTAGTATTGGATGTAGTACGGAAAAATGTTCTGTATGAATCTTTGTTCAAACAACTGGTGGTATTCTTATAATTACTATATAAGTATTTTTGTATTTGCAAAACTACTTTCAATAATCTTGCCATTTTAGATCTAGTATCATGCATGAAAACATACATATCGTGTTGTTGTGCAAATGAAACTCTGTTATTACTAATAGAACCATAAGTATTCCATGTAATAGCAAAAGGACATCCACATTTTTCATAATTAACATAGTTAAATGCTAATTGACATTGATTAAAAAAAGAAATAAGACGAGAAATAAGAACTTCCTCTGTGCAGACGAGTTCATTAAAAATATTAATTATTTCAGTTTCACTTTTCAATTGTCCATTTTCAATAAATTGTGGAGGAATTAAATTAAGATCCAATTGCATTACAGATGCAAGACTGGTTTTGTAAATGCCATAATAAGCCTTATTATATGCACTTCTTATATGTAATAGATTACTCATATTATATATAATTGTAATAAAAAAATGTTAATGTCTCGATTATTCGTCAGAATCACTGTTGTCTATATCATAGTAAAATTCATCTTCCAATTCAATTTCATCCAATTCATTCAATTTATATTGTTCTTCTACAATTTCATCAATATTATCATAATAATAATCTTCAAATTTCTTTAATTCAAAAATATAATCATAAACTCCAAGCAAAGTTGCTTTAAAGTCTTCTACATATCCCTTAAATTCATTAGGAGTAGGTTTATTATGATAACCAATATCATTAATTCGAAAATATACACAAAGTTTATTGTTTTCATTTGTTAATATAATTTCAACTTCACTATTATAATCATTTGTGAAGCTTCCTTCTTTATAATCCTCGAATTTAAGGTCTAATTTAATCAATCGACCGTTTTTATGGTCTTTATAAAACATTTCATCAAATTCTATATAGATATCATTATAAGTCCATTTGTGAATCATATAACCGTCAAACCAATTGATAATGGTGTCGGTTTTACAATCCCCGAAGGATTCCATTTCTAATGTAGAAATAGAAACTTTTGAGAACGTTTGGGCGCAAAGAGTGCGTAAAGTGAGCGTTTAGGAACACTGGTGGGCCAAAAAAGTGGCAGAAGCGAAAGTGCTGAGAGAGCTGTTTGAGAGAGTTTTGAAAGTCTTAAAAGAGCGAAAAAAGTTTGTCTGTAAATAAAGTACTCATTATACCTTTAAGTTTTCCAAATTATAAAAAAATCATTTTTGAAATTTTGCATGGAAAATTACAAGCTGGTTAAGCCAGATTTTACTATTTTAACAGGAACTAATGGTCTATCATTTGCATCAGTTTTCATATTCTCTATTTCTTCAATTATCTCATAACCCTCTAAAATAACCCCAAATACAACATGTTTCCCGTCCAAATGAGGTGCTGGTCCAGTCAAGATAAAAAACTGTGATCCGTTGGTATTTGGACCACTATTAGCCATTGATAAAATACCCGGCTGATTATGCTTTCCCTCAAATGATTCATCATCAAATTTATCTCCATAAATAGACATTCCACCAGTACCATCTCCATTAGTAAAATCTCCACCTTGAATCATAAAACCCTTAATAACTCTATGGAAAAATGATCCTTGATAAGCGGGTACTCCACCATTAGTAAATCCTTTGGAGCACAAGTATCTGAAGTTCATGCAGGTTTTTGGGGCGATATCATCAAGTAATTCGAATACAACTCTTCCTTTAAATTCATCTCCTATAAAGATTTCGAAAAAAGGATAATTATTATTTTTATCTATATTAAGCTCTTTCCGCCTTTCATCATCTGGTGTTAATTGTACTCCGGCTACTATATTAGACTCTTTTTCGGCTTCAATAGCCTTTATTTCTTCTTTTTCAAATCCAAGAAGTTGTTTTGGACCTTTCCAAAAACGTTTATATAAATAAACAGCAATTATAATAATAACTATGCCTACACTGGCTATAATTAAATTTTTTTTTGTAAATATTGTCATTATATATTAATATTCGAATTTCTTCAAATTATTTGAACTCAAGTGTATATTGAAGCGAATATATATTATATTCATAGGAATCACTATCTAAATTTATATCATCATTTGATATTATTCTGATAATATTATTTGGTCTTTCAATATTTTTATGATCATATGTATGGTTAAAATAATTATTAGCTCTTAAATATGAATCATATACACCAACTATTTTAGTATTAAAACTATTTATGGGTATAAAATCATGTTGTAATGGATTAACATTCATTTCAGTATATATCCATATGAATTTCAGATTAATTCTGTTCCAAAGCTCCTTACATGTCGAACTAAAGAGAATAAATTGCTTATCGCCGCAATATTGAAATACTAATATCAAACAATCGTAAGGAATCATTTTTTATTAAATATATTATAATTGTGTATTGGCTGAAAAATAAATCAGTTTTTAAAAAAAAAATGATTAAAAAAATATTAATTCATAATTTATTACTAAATCATAAAAAAAAGCATCATGGAGCTACATAAAGGTTATATTATGCAAAATGAACAATTTTATATGAACGTTTCCCCTGATAAAACCAAAATAGTTACCATTAGAGGAAATGAACAATTCAAAATGAAAATATTTAAGATTTATTATGATAAAATTGAATTAATCCAAGAAGCTAAATTACTTCTCAAAAGATTTAGAGGACCAACAGTGACTAATCTTCAAATTAATGGTAATTATGTCTTTTTCAAGCATTTTCCTCATTTACTGGTTTATTCAGTCGAAACAGGGAAATTAGCAATGAAATTCAAGCTTCAATCATCTCATAAACATGATGATATGTATAATGAAGATGGACATAAAAGCCAGATTTCAGTAGATCAATATCATGATATCACATGTTTTATCATTTCGGATGATGGTAGTAAAATGCTAGTGGGATCTGAATATGCTCCTCCTCAACCAGATTCGGATGAAGAGGATTATTTGGAGGATCTTTCCTATGTTACACCTAATATCTTCCTATTTTCTCTTACTTATGACGGAAAAATCAGATATCGCCTAGAAAAGACATATAATAATCAGGGAAATATAGTAACAAACATTTGTTTCTCTCATGATAATACTAAATTTGCTTTTCAGTCAGACGATGGATTTATCAAAGTTCGTAACCTAGAAACAGGCAAACAAACGAATGAAAATCAAAGAATTGTTCTATTTTCTGATAAAGAAAAAACCACAATAAAATTTTCAAGAGATAATAGATATTTGATATCAACAAATGTGGGATTTTATCCAACAATATCAATAATTGATCTAAATAACGAAAAAGAATATTTAACGAGTCCATATATTGCTGATCATGTTGGTAATATTGATATACTGGATAATGTATCTGTTACATATACGAATAATGTTCTCAAACAGTATCTTTTAATAATTGAAAATCCAGATGAAGATGGTGTATATATTCATCATTTTCCAATGAGTTATGGTATGATGAATCATATTAAATCGGTGCATTGTATTTCAGAAATAGATCCAAATCTAATGAATAATTTCTATCTATTTCTTTTTGGGAAAAAAATTGGTTCTAGTGATGTTAATAAACTTATTTTTGATTATTACAAGTCACAAACAATGCGATTTATGGTTTTATTTAATGATGGTAAAATCAGAATGATTGATGTCAGGAAAAAATAATTATTTAATTTATAATATTATATTAAGAAGGTGGGATTTTACCATATTTTTTCTAAATTTTCTTCAATAATATTCAGAAAAAGTCTTTCTCGCAAGCTTTTTTCATATTCATACATGGTCTTAACATAAGCACAAAAATGTCTCCAAGATCCGATTTCATCATCTTCTTGCCATTTCAAAAGCGCTAATCCATAAGGTCCATAATTAAATTTTTTAATAATATTCTGCATAAATGATACTTTTGCCATTTCTGGCCAGTTTTTCCCAGAAACTTTTTTGGCCATAGTAAAAGCCATGATTTGACCATGACTGGACAGAATTTCTAGGAATTTCTTTTCCATGATTTTTATAAAAGTTAATAAAATAAAGATTTCAATAGAAAGATTAATCAGTTTTTTCAGGAACATCAAGATTATCGCTCAAAACCTGATTACAAATCATTTTATAAAAAATATATGGAAAACTATTTAAGTTATTATATATTCAGTTTTTATAGATGTCTAATAATGATAGATATTATTATAGTCGACACACCAGAAATTGTTACTATTCCGAGTTATGGCAAGCATATATCTATGATTATTATGAAAATGATAGTTTTCCGATGTTTGGATGGGTAAAACCCTGTTATTATTGTAATTATGTTGGATCATCGTTCATGACCAGAGTATATATGGATAAAACCATTATCATACACGCATGTCGTCGATGTATAAAAAAACATAAATACAATATTGCCAAAGAAAAAGTAATACATAAATGCCTCAAAAACGCAATTTATATAACACCTGATCCAGAAGATTTTATAATTTCATAATAATAATTCTCTTAAAATCCACTAGCATTTCCATAAGAGAATTTATTATTTGTTGATATGCACTTTGCCTTTTAGAAATATAGATTTTAACAGTTACGATTGTGTTTCTCTTCTGATTATTAGCAATCATTTCCACTAATAATGTATTTCTAAATATTATATATTTGGCAATATTGCCTGATTTGACATATATATTAACAATAAATATATTGTTAATAAGTTTTTTAGTTAAAATAAAACTACCCATATATTTTTTCATAAACTGTTTTTAAGCCTGGTGTTTTCTTATCTATGTTTTTTATTTAAGGTTTTTTCCAGCACCAATAGTCAAATAGATGATATCGTTGTTAGCAATGCTTATTGGCAATTTGTAAGTGGATTGGGAAGTTTTCCAGCTACTCTTGCCACAGCACTGTTCTTGAGATAATTACAATAAATCATTTTAAGTTCCTCACCTGTGAATTTAGCGCGAATTCCACCAACACACGTTGATGTTAATTCAGTGGGAATAGTAAAAACCTTGCAATAATTCTTGAATTGAGCATAATTGACAATAGCATATTTGAAAGAAGAAAGAACATTGACAAAGAAATCACTATATTTCATATAATAATAAGCAATTTGTTCGTTTGTTGATAAATCCTGACTGGTCATATTGCAATATGTGGGTTTATTAGGATATTGAATACCATCATTGCTATTCTTATTGGGGCATGCCCAAAGAGTTGGAAGACCTTTAAGGACACGCATAAGATAAGTTCTTTGGCTATAATCAATGTTTCTTGCACAAACGAGGGGATTGAGGTAAAGGTTGAGACGACCGGAACCTCCACTAACTTTATTCATATTGAGAACGACACAGTAGTTTTTGCCTCTATTATAGTATTCTCTGGCCATTTTCTTGGCTCTAATCACATCATAAATAAAATCAGAATGCTTGAGGATCTGGTAAAAGAAAGTTAGTAACTGAACTTTATCGGATGCTTCTTTATTACTTGCTACACACGTATAAAAATTTTGAACAGTTTTATTTGTAGCGCAGCAATTTGTGCCAGCCGCTAATGAACTTGGATTACATGTTGTGGTCATTATATTATATACAATTATTTTTTTTTCTAAAATCAGAGACAAAGAGGAAATATTGTATATTTATTTTGATAATGTTTTTTGTTTTGTAAGTAATATTGATGAAAATTAATAACATCTTTGCCCATGAGTTGAATTTGTCTCTTTTCAAAGAAATCGGTTGGTAATATCATATTATAAACATATGTTGTGACATTTACTTTGTGTTTATAAGCATTTGCAACACTAATGAATAGATTAGTAAAGAATTGTCTATTTTTGAAATAATAATAGTAGTATTGATCTACTTTAGAATAATTTTGTACTTCTACTATATTTTTGCTCATTAAACTCACTATTTCTTTTCCTGAATATCTTTTTTGAATATCAGTTTTGGGAATTTTCAAGATGTAAAAATAGTCTTTGCATTGATTGAAATATGATTGTGCATTATAAACGGATTTAATTAATTTTTCTATAAAGTCTCTATGTCCTAACAAAGTGCAAAAAGTCTCTAAGAAAATAGTATTATCATTCATTATAACATCTTCCATTTATTAAACCACAATAATTTTTATATAAAAGTTATACTAATAATAAAAAAAATGAATTTAAATTCCATTTGAATTCTATTTGAATTTAAAAATATATAACTATTAATATTATAATGACCGACTACAAGCTAGTAAAACAATTATATAAAATCAGAAATACATCTCTAGAAATGATTGAAGATAGAGGATATAAAGTGCCTGATCACGTTAAAAAGCTTCAATTTGAAAACTTCAGGATCTTATACGAAACTAAAAATATTAATATCCTTTTTGATGATGATGATAAGCATGTCTATCTCTATTACCATATTGATGACACTAAAAATTTAGGAAAAAATGATTTGAAAACATTAGTCAAGAATATTCATGAAGAAACTAAAGATCTTAAAACTCTAATTATCCTAGTTCTCAATGGAAAACCCAATGCTTCGGTTAATAATGAACTTCAAGGTGATCTTTATAAATATACAGAGATTTTCCAAAGAAAACATTTAGTATTCAATGTATCTAAACACATTTTAGTTCCTAAACATATTCCTCTCACTAAAGATGAAAAAGCAGTCATTTTGGAAAAATATAACGTAACAGAAGATCAACTTCCTAAAATCAAAATTGATGACCCTATGGCGAAGTATTTTGGTATGAAATTGGGCGATGTATGCAAAATCATGCGTGAAACTCCTTATTATCGTATTGTAGTAAGCGAAGTTTAAAATCTCATTAGCATTTTACCAAGAAAACATGACTTGGAAGCTAATTGATATATGATCATAATTATTGCTAATAAAGAGAATATTGAAAAAACGAATTTACCTATAAAAATATTGATGACTAATCCGGCAATTAAAATAAATAGAAACATAATTTGCATATATTGTTGCATTCCGCATTTGATGGTATATTTTCCTTTTTCAATCGATGCTTCTTTAATATCTTCTAATTTTCCATAAATGACATTTTCATTATCTTTAAAATGTCTTTCTTTAACTAATTTACTTCTATTAGCGCTTCTACAGACTAAATATATTTGATCTGTTTCAGATAATTTATTTATATAATCCACATTGAAAATTACATTTCTCATGGGTATATTAATTATTTGAAGTGAATCAGATACTAATTGTTTTTCTTTTAATTCATGTTCTTCTCTAATGTCAATTACAATCATTTTATAGTAATATTATGATATAAAAAATACAATACTTATTCTTTGTCCTACACTCTTTTTAGTTGCCATTATTGCGTGTTTATATTCTTTATTGAACTTTTGTGTAAAATAGAATGAATCTCCATCTTTTAGATCAAAACCTGTTGATTTTTTGGTTAAATCATTCTTTATCCTAAATTTCCGAGTAGAACCGAGAGACAAGGTAAATACATCTTTATTATAAGAATCTTTATGGTAGGGGTTTTCTTTTGGCCATTTTCATATAAGTTAAAAAACATTGATTTAATAGTTTTATTTAATTTGTATTTGTCTAGAAGTTGGTTTCCAATATCTACTATTTCATTCATTAGCTCTACATCTTTATTTGGTATATAATGATAAACTTTACGAAGATTCATGAAATTATACCATGGAAGTCTGATTAGTTTATTAAAGAGATATTTAGATACATTTTGATCGATTGATTTGGGAAAGTATTTGTAATCCTGCATTTTATATTTAGTTTGATGTGGATATTTTAAGTGAATTTGAAAATCATTTTTTTATAATAATATCCAAAAACTGAATTTTTAGATACTTAGAGATTCACCAACATTATATCAATATGTATAATTATTGTAATCAGTGTCACAAAAGTATGAAAGTAAATAATTTCGACAAAAAGAAAAATGGAGATTATTATACTAGATGTAAAGTATGTCGAGATAAACATAATAAAAAAGAAAAGAGTAAATATATTAAAAAAAAATGTTCAAGACAAAGTTTATGCAATGATGATAATTGTAAAGAATGTTTTGATAAAAGTTTAGCATCATTTGATGGTATAACTAATAATGGAAAGAAAAAAATTGATTGTTGGCATTTTAGTAAGAATGGTAATTTGAAACCAAGGAATGTTTTCAAGGCATCTCATAAGAAATATTGGTTTAAATGTGATGGATGCAATCATGATTTTGATATGGCATTAAATCATTTAACATGTAGTATGAAATGGTGTTCATATTGTTGTATTCCTAGTCAAAAATTATGTAATATTGATAGTTGTAAAATGTGCTTTAATAATAGTTTTGCTTCTTTAAAAGATAAAACTGAAAATGGAAAACTAAAAGTTAATTGTTGGAATTTAGATAAAAATATTATAACATCCCGAGAAGTTTTTAAAGGATCAAACAAAAAATATTGGTTCAAATGCAATGAATGTAAACATGATTTTAATATGTCATTAAAAAGTATTTCATGTAGTGAATCTTGGTGTAATTATTGTTCTAATAATAATCTTTGTGATAATAATAATTGTAAAATATGTTTTAATAAAAGTTTCGCGTCATATAATGGTAAAACTAGTAAAGGAAAATTAAAAGTCGATTGTTGGAATTTGGAAAAGAATATTATAATACCCAGAAAAGTATTCAAGGCATCGTGTGTCAAATATTGGTTTACATGTGATGAATGTAAACATGATTTTAATATGTCATTAAAAAGTATTTCAGTAAAAAAAACATGGTGTAGTTATTGTTCTAATAATAATCTTTGTAATAACAATAATTGTAAAATATGTTTTAATAAAAGTTTCTCATCATATAATGGTAAAACTAGTAAAGGAAAATTAAAAGTCGATTGTTGGAATTTGGAAAAGAATATTGTAATACCCCGAAAATTATTTAAAGCATCGCATGTAAAATATTGGTTTACCTGTGATGAATGCAATCATAATTTTAATACAGCATTACACAAAATAATAGTTGGTTCATGGTGTCCCAAATGTAAAAATAAAACGGAATTGAAGTTATATAATTGGTTATTGAAACAAAAACATGTTAAACAAGTTGAAAGAGAATATAAGCCAAAATGGTGTTCAACTAAATTTAAGACATCTGATGGAATGGATGGTAAATATCAATATAGATTTGATTTTTTAGTGATATTTGATAATGGAAAAAAATTAATTATTGAATTAGACGGAAGACAACACTATGAACAAGTAAGTAATTGGGAAAATCCATTTTTGATTCAAATAAGAGATAAATACAAGGAATTCAAAGCTTTCAAGAATAATATTCCATTAATTCGATGTTGTCAACCAGATGTATATTCAGATAAAAATAAATGGAAAACAAAGTTAAAAAAGCAATTAAAGAAATATTCAAACTAAATTAAATTTTTTGGCTAATTCCAGAACAAATTTTTCTAATTTGCTTATACGAGTTAATAAGTTCTTATATGTGGATTCATCAATAAAAGGCTCACCCGAATCGCCTTTATCGCCTTTTTCACCTTTTTCGCCTCTATCGCCTTTTTCGCCTTTTTCGCCTTGTTTTCCGGTTAAACCGCGTGCTCCGGGCACTCCCTGCAAGCCTCTTTCTCCACGGTCACCTTTTTCACCTTTTTCGCCTCTTTCACCCCTTTCGCCCCTTTCGCCTTGTTCTCCGCGTTCTCCGCGGTATCCTCTTGCTCCAAAATCCCCTTTTGCACCTTTTATGCCTTGTAAGCCTCTTTCGCCTTTTTCGCCTTTTTCGCCTTTTTCGCCCCTGTAACCCCTAAAACCGCGTACTCCGCGCTCACCTTTTTCTCCAACATCTCCTTGGTCGCCTTTTTCGCCTTTATCGCCTTTAACACCTTGTTCTCCTTGTTCGCCACGTACTCCGCATTTTCCTTCTTCACCCTGAGGCCCGCGTTCTCCACGTCGATAAACAACACTTGGAATATTTTCACTAGACCAAAAATTATCGACTTTATTTTCCAATAATTTAATATTCATTGTTAATTCATCAATCATATCAGCATCAGTTCTGTTTTGTTTTTTCAAGTTATTATAATAATTTATCATAGCTCTATTCATATTATTTATATTAAATCGATAAATTTAATATAAGTGTTTATCCGCAAGAAAAAAAATTATTTTTATTACTATATAGTAGTATGGTAGATAACGTAATAGCAGACAATATTAATTTGCTCGGTGAAAATGTTAATGAATTATGGAAAAGGCTCAGAAGAGAAATTGGTAATCCATCCATTCCACCAGACAATAATACCATTAAAAAAAGAAATGGAAAACTCACATATATTCAAGGTGGAGGTACAAGTAATGAACTTCCTGAGCTAACTTATTATAATGGAATTGCATCAGGTAATGACAATACTGTATCTGATTCAGTATATTCAGTAATAGGAGGAGGTAGTGCTAATTCCATATCCAGTTCTAGCTACTCAGCAATATTAGGAGGACAGCTTAATGAAGTGACTTCATCAAGTGATTATAGCTCCATTGGAGGAGGTAATGAAAATGTAATTGACTCAGGCCAATATAGCTCAATAGTCGGTGGAGAAGCAAATACAATTTCCTCAAATTATTCAACTATTCTAGCAGGTCTAGGACTTACAACTTCTGATGATTATCAAACAGCAATGGGCAAATATAATAATATTTCGTCAAATGATCTTGTATCAGTTGGTTATGGTAGTTCAGCAGGAAGTAGAAATACTGTATTTAATATTGATAAATCAGGAAATGTTGTCATTGAGGGTTCTGTTTCTGCATCATCATATGTCGGGATCAGTGGAGGAGCATCACCGGATGAAATCACAATCAATACTAATTCAAATGGATCATTAAGTTACATTCAAGGTGGAGGAGCAAATAATGATCTTTCAGGGACATATCCCGGAATTGCTAGTGGAGACAGTAATACGATTACAGGCAATTATAGTTTCATCGGAGGCGGAAGTGGTAATGAAATTACAGGAAGCAATTCGGTAATTGGAGGTGGTGAAGCCAATACTGTATCTGGATCAGATTTAGTTATTGTTGCAGGATTTAATAATACCGTAACAGGTTTTGACAGTTTAATATTTGGAGGAACCACCAATGAAGTATCTGGAAATAATTCAGTGTTGATTGGAGGAGTAGGTAATAATATTGACGATAATAAAAATGTATTAGTCGGAGGAACAGATAATACCATTACCACTGGGCAGAATAACTTGCTTGGTTGTGGAAGAGATAATATAATAACCACTGGAGATTTTAATTTCATAGGACAGGGATCAGGAAGCACAATTTCAGGAAGTTCATATAGTTCTATTGGATGTACTCAAACAAGTAGTATTAATAATTCTAATTATTCTATTATTGGTGGAGGTCTTACCAATAAAATAAGTGGTGGATCAGTAAATTCTATTGGAAGTGGTAATTCGAACATTGTTTCTAATTCATATTATAGTTATGTTCAAGGTGGGGCAGATCATCTTATAACAGGTTCTTATTATGGTGGTATTGGTGGTGGTATCAGTAATGAATTAAATGATACAAATTATTGTTCAATAGAAGGGGGTTTTCATAATACAATATCTGACAGTACAAATTATAGTTCATTGATTGGTGGATATGATAATACTATTTCTAATAGTAATTATGTTTTTATAGGTAATGGAAGAGATAATACTGTATCAGGAAGTTCATACGGCTTTATAGGTGGTGGTAATGACAATACAGCTGATGCAGATTATACATTTGTCGGAGGTGGTCAAGGAAATAGCGCATCTGAAGATCATGGATTCATAGGAGGCGGTCAAAATAATATAATTCATGGTGGTGGTGTCCATCCTGCTACTTATAGTGGTATTTGTTCTGGATTTGATAATACAATGAGTTATTCAGCATATAGTTTTATTGGAGGAGGAAGTGGCAGTTATATTGTTGGTAGTTGTTCAGTAGTTTCAGGTGGTCAAAATAATGGTATTGGTAATCATTTTTCTTTTGTTGGATCAGGACACAGTAATTATATTGGTGCAAATTATTCGTTCATAGGAGCAGGTGAAAGTAATAGTATTGTTTTAGGAGTTGGTATTGGAAATGGGACATCATATTCAGCCATTGTAAGTGGTCAACATAATAGAATATCACAATCGACTCATTCTGGAATAAATTCTGGTCAATCAAATAGCATAGTTGAATCTGAATTTAGTTTTATTGGTGCTGGAGACAGCAATTCCATTTCAGCATCTGATTATAATTTTATTGGTGGTGGTCAATCAAATTCTATTACTCATAATAACTCTTCTCTCTTGGGGACTGGTCTCAAATCAACAACTGTTTCTTCAACACATTTAGGAAACTGGAATGTATCCAACTCGAATTATTTGTTTTCGGTTGGACAAGGCACAAATGATGCTACCAGAAGAAATGTTTTAACTGTCGATCTATCCGGAGGAACTTATACGCTTTGGTTTGGTGATGTTTCAGTTGCTTCAACAACCACACTACTCTCATCTTGAAGAGGTATTTCAAATCCAATTGAATCCATACCTTCTTTAAAAACTCTCATAAATTCATTATCACTAAATTTCTCTTTCACTAAATTATGTATTTTTTCAATATCTTCATCTAGTATATCCGGATCTTGTTCATAAAACAATATTCTATTGGCAACATCAACAGGATCAGCCAAACCAATTCTGGGACTTAAATGATAATGATATCTCTTTAAAATTATTGGATTAACTACCTTTATATCTCTGTATTTAGTCCCATCTTCATTTTTCAACATACATACGTAATTATAAGTTTCCATAATTACTGATGGATCACATGATATAATAATCTGAATTTGATCAGGTATTCTCCCTGTCCTATCTAACATCTTAATAATTCCATGTGCATATCCCATTGTCCTTGTATGTGCAATGATCTTTAATCCATTAATACCTGTATTATTGGTATATTCTTCTTTTATTTCATCTTTTCCTCTTGCGGAAACAACTATTGTTTCTATTTCCATAGAAATATTAGTAAACATATTTACAAAATCCATTTTCTTTTCATGAATCCCATTATTATTATGATATACTCCATAATATTTACTTCCCATTACGATATCTTTTATACTGTTATTATCTCTTATCATTGACGCAGGATACTCTTGTATATCCATCAAAAAGTTTTCTCCTGATATATCGGAAAATATATCCTTAAACGAAGTATAATTGGGAACTAGAGTTAATTTCTTAGCTAAGGCCATTTCAAATGGAAAACAACCAAAACCTTCTCCATCCGTCATATTAATTGCAATATCCACAATATTAAACATTTCATTAAGTTCTTCAATAGAAACTTTTTGATAATATAGTTTAATGGCAGTTTCAGGAATATAATTATCTTTGCACATTTTTTGAATCATTGGGCCTAGTTGAAAACCACGGGAATGATTAAATTCATTCTTTTCCGCACTATTAATTGAATTAGTCTTAATAAAAAGCATTGCATTCTCATTTAACTTATAATAGATGGAAAAAGCTTCTAATACTAAATCCCAACGTTTTCGAATAGAGTTAGCATTAAAAGCACCCACTACGAATCTATCAATATTTTCTTTTCCCAAATATTTCTCTCGCAAGTATTTCACGACGCCTTTATCTAAGCTTCTAAATTTAGGATTATTTACTATGTGATGAAGGGTTATGACTGGTACTTTATCACCATAATAATTAATAATTTCTTTTCGAGTAAATTCGGTTGGAGTAAATATAAGATCACAATTGAGTTTAATAGATTCTACTGTTATATTACCATAGTCTAATGGAATATAAGGAACTAGAAGACCATTATATTTTGGTTTCATTCGATTAATTGTTTGAAACATCGCATTTATTTGTCCATTATCATATAACATGAAAACACAATCAGGCATTACATTTTTAATTATTTTTTCAATAGAAAAGTATCCATTAACATAATTTTTATAAAAATCATGATCGTGTTTATTTGTAATGGGTATATCATCTAATACAAAAATTCGTTCAGATGCTAAGCCAGTCATTTCAGATAAATCTACTTTTAATAATGATTTACAAACACCAACAATGAATACATATATATCAATCCTATCATAATCAATTTTATCCTTAAACACTCTAAATATCTCATATGATACATCACTAAAGCTAATTCCTCCACCCATAGGGGCTATATATAACAATCGTTTATTTTCCATAATATATTTTAATAAATAAAAAAGCTTCATAAAATAAACCCATTCGATTTTTATCTTCTACTTTTACTTTTATCTAATCCTATTTTATTATGGACAACCAATTAATAGATAGAAGACTTCCTGAAAACCAAGGTGTTTTCGATGTTCCTTTTTCCTCTTCTCAAACTCCATCAGTCCCCAATCCGGTGGATTATGGAAAGCTTAGTCTTGGTGTAAAGCCTAAACATAAAACTGAAATGGATTTGGCATTATGTAATACTCTTCCTCCTGCTCCGAGAAGTCAGCTTGTCAATTATCCTCCTGAAAACACTATGTGTCCGGATGATAATCCGTTACCATATTTAAAGGACACTTGTTATCTAGTAAATAATAAGGCTCAGGGTGTGGTTGGTTTAGTTTGTAATGGTCCTGGACAATCTGGGAATGCAAACTTTTATAGAGGCAATCAATTTTCGAATGGTTACGAATGGGTTAATCAATATGCATATGATGGTACAAAACAACTTGAATACAGTCCTGACGCTGCCGCTAGGTACACCGATGAATTTCCGGTTCAACTTGACGAGTTGCGTCGATCTTTTGGATCGGTTCAATCCTCATATCAACTCTCTAATCCAACATTGATATATAAAAAGCCATATACATATCCTTCTGGAGAATTTATTAGAAGTAAGGATCCAAGATATAGAACTTATCCTCAGTTCAATAATTATACTGCAAATGGTTTTCCCATTTACACTTATCCATATAAAGATTTAAATACCAAATCTGCTGATCTGATGGAAACTTTTGCGGATCTACCAAGCAAAATAGTTAATAATAATACAATTATAATGTCAGTTCTTGTAGCCCTCATCCTCGTTTTATTTGTATATTACATTAGAAAACACTGAATTAGTAATACAATATTTAATGTACATGAAACACCTAATAAGAAATATTTCACTGAATTACTGTTTTTCTCTTTCCTAATCGTTTTACTTGGAAACTTAATAATATTTTGAATATTAAGTATTCGTTTTTCTCCTTCTTGTAAAGAATGTTTTTCTACAATTGAATGATCGGTTTTCTTAACTATTTCGTGTTCTTCCACGGTTTCTTCTATTTTAGTTTCATTATCTCCTACTACAAGTGGTTTCTTCTTTTTTATAGTTAATGATGGTTTTTGCGGCGGTGAATGATTAACTTTTTTTCCAAGTTTCCCTCCGAGCATTCCTTCAAGTTTATCTTTGAATTTATTCGATAGTTTTATTTTGCCGATACCACTCATTATATAATACTTAAAGATTATTGTTTTCATTTCATATATATATATGCTTAGAAACGTCAATAATCGAATTAAAAAAGAATTTTGTATGGATACTTTTGAAAAATTATCAACTAAGGTTCTTCTTCCCGAATATTTAAAATCTTATTCTGTCATTCGAAATATTAATCATTTGAAATCAATATTACGAAAAAACAATGTTCAAGAGGAAAATATTGATGGTATTATTAATGAATATATTTATAAATTAATTCCTCCAGGAACAAAGGGTTGTATAAGAGGGAGAACTTTTAATTCGATTATAAAATTTCACATATTATCTATTCCATTATCTTCTAGACATTTTACTATTGAATTTGAAAAAAAACATAGTTTATATCTAACTAATGAAATTCCAGATTGGACTATATTTGAACATAAAACGGGAAAACTCATAGTTGGAATGAATCAATTAGACTTATGGTCTGGAGGACAACAAAAGAACAGAGGAAATAAATATATTTATCATGAAACTAATAATAAAAAAATAAAACTATTAAATGTTATATGTCATAAAACTTATTTCAAAACGCGTAATTCTGTATTTGATTTATTTTGCCATGGATTCAGAAATGATAGTTTATGTTATATAACTGGTCTTCAAAAGATTATATATGATTTTTTTAATGTATATTAGTGTGCCTTTGTGCCTTTTTCAAAAAAATGTACAGCCAAAAAATATTTATAATTGATTGCTTGGGACAATCAGTGGGTGCGCTCAAAAACCGAGAAAAACTCAGTCTTCACCAAAACAACCTTGTTGGCCATCTGCTGCCGCGTCTTGATATCAGCCAGTTGCTGCTTGAGTTGGGGGGTTGGTGGAACATCCATCTGTCCCAAAAACCCTGTTTTTAGGTGGAAAGGAAATTGTGGATCCACCAAGAAACTGCTCTCAATACCGGCTTCTATGGCTGACGCGATGTGATCCTGCGCGTCATCGCGGAATGACACCCATGAGCCGCAAAACCTCGCGACTGCCCTGAGAAAAGCAGCCTTTGAGCCGAACTCGGTGGTGGTCTCATACAGGCGCTTTCCGGTCTTCTTGCCGCGTTTTTGGCACAGCACTGCGAACTTGACCTGACCGGATTGCAATCTGGCTGTCAAACCGCGCACGGTGTGCTGGAGCAGAGTTTTGCTCGTGAAGCGGATGTAGGACAGACAACTAAATTCGCAAAAATCACAAGTTGATTTTATGGGAATCCCCGTCGATTTCCGTCTCGACAGTTTCTAGGTCTTTGTCTTGACCTCTATTTTTTATAAAGATATTTCTTGCACCAT